ACTCAGGACTTAGGTAGCAGTCACAACCGTACGTGACATACCGGCAGTTGCAGGAAAAGTAGTTGGTGGTGCAGTTGCAGGAGAACGTAAACGACGTGGTCGTGCTGGTTTGCTGGGATGTGACTGCCCACCAGTTACTGCTGTCAGTCACCCAAAAGGCCACGCCCGCGCCATTGCTGACCGAGGCACTTAGCGACACAGCAGTGTTGCGCGTGTCAACGACCGCCATTGGGTACAACGATGGGGCAGCGCTACTGGAAGCCGCATTTGAGACAACATCGAACTGAGCAGATCCGAGTGCTCTCCAGGGATCGCCGAGCGTATTGGCATTGGAACGGTTGAAGAGGTCGGTGAAGGTCAGGAAACCGCGTCGCACCGCGTTGGCGACGGATGCAGTGGACAGCATTAGATTTCCGTCGTGTCCCCGAAGAGGACCCACTCGTCGGTTGACACTTTGATGAGTCCTGCCACGGCATACTGAGCCCTTGTCTTTGCACCTGACGGTGCCCGCAGGATCACGCCACTTGCGCCAGCCACAGTGACCTGACCCGCGCCTGTCTGCACGATGTCCACTCGCGTACCCACCGGAAGACTCAGTGAAGCGTTGGTGGGGAGGGTGATCGTGATCGCCGCTGCCGCCGCGCAGAGGACTGTTGTACCCGTCAACTCAGCGGCAAGCGTGAACGACGCTGTGCGGCTGGTAGTTGAGTTGGCTGGGTAGCGCCCACTGAATGACGCCGCAGTTACTGCGGCCGAGAAGGTGGCGCTGGTTCCTTCCAGCGCTCCCGTGAGAGTTCCTCCGGAGGTGTTGAACTTGGAGACGGCATGACTGGCAAGACCAGCCTCAATGTTGGTGAGCCGCGCAGTCAAGGTTAGGTGTGACGTCGGCTGGCCAAACGCCCCACTCCAGGTAGACACAAGGAGACCGGTGCCCAGAGCCCGCTCGACGGCGGTGACTTCGTCCTGGAGAAGGTTGACGTGGTCTGCGAGTACGGTGTCCACAAGGTCCGTCTTGGACGCGTAGACACGTACGGAGTTGGGGAACAGCGCTGGCATGAAGACCTCCTCGACCTATTGTCTGGGGCTCAGGAGTCCGCGTCAGCCGTAAAGGCGCCCTCCTGGAAAATCCACCCAGCGGCCAATTCAGGGGACTCGTCGGTGATCTCCACAATGCTGCTGGCTACAAGGATCGACCCGAAGTCTTCGGATACCCATGCGGTGTCGGCTACCCGATCACCTATGACAAAGGCGAACCGGCGCGATAACAGTGGCACAGGTGCCGCTCGCGCCTGCTTGCGACGCTTCCTAAACAGCCTCATCGGTTCCCCACTTACCTATGGGGCATGCGGCGTTCGGCAAAGTCGTCTTGGCTGGCATGAAGCACCCACACTTCTTGCAGGTTTTGATTTGATGCTGGAAGTGTGGGCAGGACAGGCACTGAGCCATACGTCCATCTTTGACTTCTCGGGAGACCTTACCAACGTGTGGGTTCAGAAGATCCCAAGGCCTAGCGGGCTTGAGGGGTTCCATTTGCTGTCGCCATCTTTTGAGGGTCTACTCCGCCGCGGGAGGTGTGAATCCGTCTCCGTCGTAGGTGCTGCCCTTGGGAATAATCACGGTGTTGGAGATCTGGACGAACGTCGGATTGCTGGCGAACACGGCGGCAGTGCCTGCGTCCACATTGAATCGTTGTACAGCGACACCCTCCACCACGGCCATGAATGCGTAGGGAGGAACATTTTCGGTGGTCTGGGTGGTGTCGAGATCGGGGATCTCGGGCATGTCAGCGGACACGCGTCCTCCTTGTGGCCGATAGAAGTGCTGTCACGATCGTCTCAAGTTCGGGGTTCGTAGTCAGCGCAAACGGTGTCTAGTGGGAGTGGCCGACGTTCGCCTTTCCGGACTGCAGCGCCGCGACCGCTACCTGAAGGGCCTGGATGGCCGCTTCGGCAGACTTGAGCCGGAAGAGGAGGTCTTTGGGGGATCCGAGGTCTGTGTTGCCTTCTCGGTACGTGCCTGTAGTCGATATCTTGCCCAGCCATACAGGGAAGTCCGTATCTCCGGACTCATATGTGATCCAGACCTGCTCCCCGGGCTTCGGGAGCACCAGATAGCCGCACGGAACGACCGGCCAGCACCAACCGGTTACGGCCTTCCCGGTCTTGGTGGGAATTCTTACCCGGAGCCGTCCCAACTTGTCTGGGTCGCGGTTGTCGTGGACGATGGCCCGCTCCAGCATTACGAGACGCCGCCCGTCAGGTTGATCACCAGGTTGCTGTCCGAGACCACCAAGATCTCGTCCTCCGCGGCCACTACGACGCTGACCTCTCCCGTGGCGGCTTGGATGGTGGTCAGCCTGGTCACCTGGACATCCGAGGCAACCGAACCCAGGGAGGAGATCAGGCTGACCAGGTCCGAGGGGTAGACGCTGGCACCGAACGGGACCCGGTCGTAGGCCATTCGGGACAGGATTGTCTGCCGGATGAGGATATTAGCGTCCGACCGTCGAACGCTGTCCTCGACGACGACATCAAGGCTGATGTATGTGTCGACGTACACGGGAGGTACGACGGAGATCTGCGCACCCGCCAGCGATACCGACTCCAGTGCAGACTGCACAGAAGTCTGTAGGTACGTCAGTTCAGTGGTAGCGGTCCAGTCCGTGCCTTCGAGCACGTACCCCGGCCTCAGTTCAATGTTGCCAAGTCCTCGGTAGGGTGCCACCGCCACCACAACAGTTGCCGGGGTCACCGACATCGCACTGGCCTTACCGCACCCGGGAACCAGAAGTGCCGAGTTCTGGTAGTCCTCCAAGGTAACGGCGCGCGCCGTGGCTCGGTATGTGAGTGCTGCGTTGTTGCGGATCTGCTCGGTGGACTCTTGATCCGTGCCACCGTAGGCCGCTGTGTCGTTGAATACCGTCAGGCTTCCTGCCAGGACAGCGACCTCACTATCGAGCAGACCCGGAATGGCGTCGATTCTGTTGATCTTTCCTGATCGGATGTTCCCGAGTGTCCCGTCCGTACGCCGGTACCGCGCAGATAGAGAGTGCCCGAAGGCCGGGATGAGCCCACTGACGCCATCTCCAAGGCGGATCTGAACGGTACCGTCACCGACAGCCACCGGCTGAAAGACGCGCGCCTGCGGGCCGTGAAGTGCGAACTGATCGGTGCGGACCCACGGTATGTAATTGACGAGGTCATAGACGTAGACCTCTAGGGACTCCAGAACCAGGCGGTCGTCCTCAATGATGAATACCTGGCTGGGGGTACCGTCGGAGGTTCCCAGGTGAAGGCCAAATCCGAATGTGCCGTCGTCGATGACTCCCTGAGTCGCCGTGACCGCAGCAATTTCCCCGGAGAGCACCTCGACGTCGTCATCGGTTTCGAATGCGACTGTGATCAGGTTGTCACCGTCAAGGATGTCCCCACTAACGACAGTTCTCGCCGGAAGTTCGATGTCGACGTCCGACTCATTGGAGAACGTCACGGTCACCGAACTGGACGTATACCCATCAGGAACGTAACCGAGGTCGCGCGCGAGGGCCACCACGCTGTCTCGACGCGTGGCGGTCGACAGCGTCGACTCGTTGGCCGCCCGGTCGATGTAATACGACAGAAGATCACCGAGGTACGCAAACTGCTCGACGAGTGCGACTCCAAAGTCAGCGGGGTCGTCGGCCGCCCAGTCAGGTATCTGCTGTTGCAGGCGCGCGATCAGATCGGTCCGGATGGACTCGTAGTCCCTGGATGTGTAGTCCACCTGAGGAGGGATAGATTCGGGGTAAGACGCGCTCACAGGTCCTCCCCGGGGATCTCCAGCACCAGAGTCTGCGGTGCACGGGCAGTCGAAACTCGCGTGTCGCGGTACGTGATCTCGATCTCGACGGTCCCGGACTCGGGGTCTTCCGTGAGAACGTCGAGCGCCTCGAAGGCTAGGCCGGGTAGTTCTTGGGCGAACGCGTTCACGGTGGCCGTCTCGATGTCATCGATCGCCTCGTCGTAGGCATCGAAGAGCGTGGCCGCGATCGTTGTCCCGAAGGTCGGCCGCATTAAGCGCTCACCGAGCGATGTCAGAAGCACTGATCGTACGCGATTCTGGTTGATCCGGTCGAGGTCTGTGGTAGACGCCACTCGACCGTATCCGTCTATACGGAACGGGAGGCTAATCGCGCGCATGGGGTCATTCTCCTGTGCTCGGGGGAGTGGGGAGGGTCATACTGCGACCCACCTGAAGGCATTGACGAGGTCGGAAGTCTTCCCCTCCACGGGGATCGTTTGATTGCGCTTCAACTGCGCGGATCGCTCGCGCCCAAGCCTGGACCGGCCGCCTCTGTCTGTGGGCAGAGGGATCGTCCGTAGGTCCTGAGGCCTTCCTTCCGAAGAATCTGAGAGGCTGTCCGTGGCGACGACACAGGTGCACGTATAGGTCGACGCTTCCCCAACGGGGAATTCGTGAACGACCGACTTGGTGACCCACCAACCTGAAGTCATGGTGTTCTGGAGGTCCAGGTAGACGGGGGCGTACGGCTTCAGTAATGGAGTTCCGGCGCACACCAGATTCGCGTCTAGGGCCAGGAGTCCGTTCTCGGCCACTCCCTGGGCCAACTTCTTGGCCTCCATTCGAGTGTGGGCTACCTTTCCTTTGACCGTCCGCACGTTTCGCGATGTCACCTTGCGCCGCCTCTTGGTCGCTGACCCGGGCTTGGCGGACTCCACGGATTCGGCAGCCCCAACCGGGCTCAGCGAGTAGGCGGTGGCGGGATCCCCTGTGTAGAGACCGTTCTCGTTAGCGAGTCCGGCGGCCATCGTGAACGAGTCGACGCCCACGGTGTGCTTGAGGGCCCTGGCGTCTAGCCCCCCAAGACTCATCGCCGTGGCCACGGGTGCCGCGTTGTAGCCAGCCTCAACCAGGGTCGATATTGGGGCGCAATAGAGGTTGACACCGTCTACCCAAAGTCCGTACCCGAGGGGACCAGTCAACTTTAGGAGGAATTCCCAGTACGACTCACCGTTCATGGTGGTGGTTGGTCTGCGAAATGAACCTGGCTCCACAATTGGGTTCAGTCTGAACTGCTTAGCGACGTCGACCACGATGTCCGACACTGACTTGTTGATCCAGGTCCTCTGGGCCGTCAGCCGGAGCGCTTTGGACGCCCCTGCGACGATGAGGTCGAAGTCGTAGTAGGAGTCCCGCTTCATGTGCGGCCGCACGTAGGAGACGTACCCGAAGAACTTACCGCGGGGACTGAACTGTGAGGACCATTCGATCTCCACCGGAGTCCCCGGGGCCAGTGTGGACTTCCAGTTGACTAGACGGGAGCGAAATCGGACAGTCGCCAGGTCGTGCATTCGGGCAGACTGCTCAATACGAAGACCCCTTGCCGTGAGCGCACCGCTATCGAAGGCCGCTTCCGGCAGAGTCACCCGAAACCGACCACGTTCGGTCAGGCCGCGTGTCTTCACGGTAGATCCAGCCTGATACCGGGACGAAGGTCCAGTGGGTTGAGCACACTCCCATTGGTATCGAGCACGCGCCACCAGTTGCTCGGATCTCCGTACTCGCGCGCACCTAGGAGATCCAGCCTGTCACCAGCCCTCCAGTTGTAGCGTCGAGTGGGGATGTCCTGGTCGCTGAGGGCGTCCACCGGGCGCATTACTGAAAGCGTGCTGTTGGATCTACGCCTCGTCACGACGGGAAAAACCTCAGCGTCCTCGTATCGGCTGCCGACTACGATCATAAGTTCACCCGTTTCCTGATTGTGAGTACTGAACCGAGTCCGGCATGCGCGTGAAGGTAATGCTGACGGTCGTGAACATCGGGACCATGTCCTGCGTGAACGCGTTGTGCGTGTATTGCAGACCTGTCAGTCGACCGGTGTACCGCATGCCGCCGCCAAGGCTCAACATCATTGGGAGTCCGACAACCACTCCTAGGTCGGCTGTGGCCCCGCGCAGTTGGGTTACCCAGGGCCGACCAAGAGCAGTTCTGAACAGGAACTCCAAGTCATAGCCCGTACCTCGCTTAAGAATTCCCTGCAGATCTTCCTGCGGTAGTTCCCGACCCGCGTAGAGGCTTCTCCACGATTTGACCGTATTGCTCCCGGTCTTCTTCAGCAGAGACATGTCCTCGATTCGGTTGAGGTACAGGTTGAAACTGACAGACGCGCCTTCCGCGGCCACTGGGTACGCTTTATCCTTACCGGATAGCAGTAGTGCCGGGTCGAGCCCCTCGACAGGCATAGTTCCGAAACCAATTTCCGACGGGTTGTAGTGGAATCTGAATCCGTACTCAATTTTGGGGTCAAGTACTGAGGCGTCGGCATCCCAGGAGTCTGTCTTCTTGGGCTTGCCCTTTTTGTCGTACTGGGTCGTTACGGAACCGGTCCCTCCGGTGATCTTCCACTCGTTCTCGTTGATGATGTACTGACGGATGAGTCCTTTACGCATACGTCGCTGCCAGATGGTCCCGCTACCTAGAATGTCATTGCGACTAGTGGGTTCCGTGGGATCAAAGGCCCCATCCACGCTCACTCCAACGTACGCACCGGTTGCCGTGCTGATGAGTGGCGGGTTGGTGCGCAACTTGCGCTTCTTTGGCGGGCTGAATCCAACGTCCTTGTCTTCCTCTGTGGTCTCGTCATCCGTGGTCGACGTACCGTCTGGAGTCGTCTGGGCACCGCCTCCTGTGGAGGGGTTGTTGTCGTACCCAAACGGGTTGGTGGTGGGGAACGGGGTAGCCCCGCCAGGGCCTCTCCCAGGAGTTCCACTACCCGTGCCTCCACCAACACCCGTCCAGCCGAAGTCCTGAGGGGACACACCCCCGTTGGGTGACGTTCCTACGGGGTATCCGCTCCCTCTGATAGGCAAAGCGCGGGGGAGGCTGACGCCCAATGCCGGGATTTTAGTTCCTGCCGGTATTGACTGAGTAGGCGTTGGTGGGCCAGCGGGCGTCGGGATTTCTCTGGCATCGCCAACGGCCCCCCAACCGTTAGTTCCCGGCGGGGCCATCGGGCCGGGGCTACTCCACCGGACTTCCCGGTAAAAGTACCTGAACTCGTACTGCCATCCACCCGCAGCATCTTTGAGGTAGACGTCATAGAAGATCTCGTACCAGATGCCCCAGGAGGGAATTGTACCCGTTTGTGGCAGCGTCACCTGCAAACGAAGCCCTGGTGCCACCTTTCCTGTCGGTCCGCTGGAGGCAAATCCAATACGAACACCTGTGGCTACGCGTCCTGATCCACCCGCGTCGCCCGTCTTGGGGTAACTGCTCACGTCATCCCCCGTCGGCGTGGTCGACTATTGACTCTAAAACTTGTCATATCGACTAAGACCCCCTTGCGTTGGTCAAGTCTCCGGGGAACTCGTACAGGTAGTCGCTGGCGACATCGGTTCCAAGTTTGGCCGCGGAAGACGCGTCGGCGTTTGCGGCGGCGCGCCAGTACTCTGTGGACTCCTGGCGGTAGTGCACAACAGACGACGGACGCAACGGCCGCAGAAAAGACTTGTCGATCTCTGACGTGATCACTGTCAGGCGCTCCTCACTGCTGTTGCCCAGTTGTCTTCTTCCATCAACTTCTTTACCCTTCGTGCGAAGCGTTCGGCCTCTTCATCGCTGGCGCGCTCGATCTTGAGGTTGATGTTGACGGTTTGCTGGCCACCGCTTCCGGGCCCTGAGGCACTTCGCATCATCTGTCGGAACTGCTCAGCGACTGTCGCAGGAAGAACCATTTCGCCTTCGTGCAGTTTGGCTACACCTTCGTGCGTTCGGTAGGCACCCTCGGAGTACCCGTGGACATTGATCTTTTCGTAGGCGCTCAAGTACGTCGCGTCATTGCGTTCCGTGGCGGGGCCGTAGGTGTTTGCCCAGTTGCTGCTGCCCGGCCTGTCCCAAGTTGACCAATCGATGTAAGAGAATCCTCGGCTTGTCGTTCCGGTGATTCCCCAGTCGGTCCATTTGGTGAAGTTGTTACTGAAGTTCCTCAGCATCTCGAAGTTGTTGTCCGGGTCGACCATGGTGCTCATGTCACCGTTGAATTGCGCTCTGACCTTTGCAAGATGTTGGCTGTTGATCTGGAACAGCCCGACGTCGTAGTACCCTCCCCGCCAGTACTCCGAGCCTAGATTCATATCGTCAGGGATCTTTGGGTACTCGAAACGTCCTCGGGACATGGCCGCAATCAGGTTTGGGGTGCCTCCCGACTCGCGTCGCCCGATGGTCCACACGGTCTTCAGTTGGTCTCCCCGCAGCCCCTTCGCGACCAGGAAGTCGTAGAGCCACTTGTCTCCGGCTCCAGATCCAGGGCTTGGGTGCGACGTGGTTGAGTTGCTGGAAGAGTTCCCTGTTGATTCCTCTTTGTCGCCAACTTGACTGGAGGAGACACCAGCAACGGCGCCCATGATGCTGGCGGCCTTGAGACCAAACCAAGAGAATCCGCCACGACCGACTCCTAGGCCAGAAGCGCCTCCGCTGAAGGAAGAGAATCCATTGACTGTCGCGCGTCCTCCCCGCAGCCCCCCGAGAAGTGTCAGAATTCCCGCCGATCCGTTGGACCGCATCGTGCCTTCTGGAGTTTCAGCAACCGGCGTCGACGACGGCCCCGGACCGCTTTCCCCTGGAGTGTGCCCGCCAACGCCCCATGTCTTTGGATCACGGATCTCGAAGTGCATTTGGTCGGCAGCGCCCCCGGACCACTCGCCGCCCCACTCCAATTTTGAGAACCGCTGGAGGAGGGAGTTGACTGCGCTGAGTTCCTCCTTCGTCATGTTGGTAGTCCCAAGCGGGTACAGATCTGCTCGGAGGTCAATAGCAACTCCGGCTGAGTGGTTACTGATGCCACCTAGGGGACTTTCACGGAGTGAGTGCCCGCCCGACCATCCCTTGTTGAGGTCTGAGCGGCCCCCTCCTAGCGCGGGGTGTGCCTGCCAGGCGGCAGCGAGATCAGCAAGGTACTGGCCTATTCCGTCGGCTTCCCTGAGGGAGAGTCCTCCAGTTTCGATACCAGGAGCGCCAGGAACTGAGTACTTCTTGAGGCTGGTGTCGCCGTAGTCCACGGCGGTCCATCCGTCCAGGGTGGCCTGTCCGGCAAGGCCACCTCCTGCGAAGTGCCGGGTTGGGCTTGCGAAGCCTGACCCGAAGTTGTGACCTACTGAGTTGAGCGCGTTCAGTCGATCGACGCCGATCGCCTGCGCCGCCCGCGCGTTGATGACGTACTCACCTCGCGACAGCATGGCCGGGATGCTGTCTGAGGTACTGGTACCGACCGCGGCAGATATGTCTCCGCCCGCGGAGAAGCCTAGGAGTGACTTGAGTCCACCGAACACGCCTCCTGAGAGGAAGCCCATGATCGGTGACAGTTCTCCTAGGCTGCTGAGGGTCTGAAACGCTCCCTTGAGGTTCATCATGAAGTCGATGAACATGTTTCCGCTGTCAACGACTGATGTGATGACGTCGTTCATCCTGACGGCCGTATAGGCCATAGAGCGGTAGCCTTCAAGGAGATCTTCGGTTGACGCATCAATGGCGTTGCCCCGGCTGCTCTGTAGGGCCATATTGGTGAGTCCGGGGTCGTTCTCCGGTGTGAGGCCCGCCCCGGTAGCCGCTCCCATGGCGCTGCGAGTACCGGGGGCCATCGGCATCTTGGCAGCCCCGCCACCGTAGTTGCCGAGGTCTGAGTAGTCCAGGCGATCGCCGTTCTGCTGGGCCTTCATCAGAAGTGCTTGGGTGATCTGCTCCCGCAGTTCGGGAACGTCACCGAAGTTCTTGTTAATGAATACCCCGAGCCAGCCACCGCGGATACTGGCCGCGACGCTCTCGTAGGGAATGGCACGGTTGGAACTGCCGTAGTGCCTGGACCAAATCTGATCAACAAGGGCACCCAGACCTCGGGCGTTGCCCGTCTGGAAGTCTGAGACGTAGATGTTGTACTTGGCCATCCGGCTTGCGATGCTTCCGGAGTTCATGCTGGCTTGAGCCACCGCTGCGGTGGCGTTGTCTTGGCCGAAGATCGCAGACGTCACGGCGGTCTCGCGCATGACACGGCTGAAGTTTCCAGTTCCCTGGCCCTGACCGGTCATCGTGAAGATGTTGGCGGCGGTCATCATCCCGAAGGGATCCGTCTGCATGTTCCCGAACAGCGCCTTGGAGTCCTTGTAGTAGTTCTGGTTGTAGCCGTTAGGGCCGAGGAATGAAGCCCGGAACTTCAATCGCTGTGCGACGTACGCGTCCTCGACCCCGGGGGTGACGTTGTAGGCGAACGTTGCAGCCGCCGCACCTGTTAGTGCCGCCGCCCGGGCCCATCCGGGCAGGCCCGACCCGCCGCTCGACTCGGAGTACTGCGCGGTGTATTTGGACATTCCAGCACCAGGCGGGCCTCCTCCGGTTGCGGAAGAGGTGACTCCGCCCAGTTGGGAACCAGGGCTCGGGGGAGGTGTGCTGAACGTGGGGGTCGGCGTGCCGTTGGCGGATCGCCCACCTTTACCGGGGCCTCCAGATACTGCCCCGACCGCCTTGGAATACGCCGTCGCGCCTTTGTCAATCTCCTTCTGGACCTTCTGGATGTCCTTGAGTTGGTTGAGGATCTTGGCAAGGTCTGCAGAGACATCACCTAGTGACTCCCGTAGTCCCATTCCTCACCCCTCCCTTCTGGGGACTGCTGACGTGATGGCGTTGAATCTCTCTCTCGGAGTCAAATCGAGGATCTCGTTCCTCGTCCAACCCGGGTAGAGTTTCGACAGCGCCGTGATGACGGTGTGCAACTCTCTGTACTTCTTGGCCCTCGACTCGCTGCTAGAACTGAAACAGGGCCGCTAGCGACAGCGGAACCTCCAGTTCGGTCTCACACTCCGGACAGTTCTTGACGACATCTTGAAGTCGCGGGCCAGGAGTTCTCTTGGCGATCTCCTCAGCCACCGTGCGACGGTCCTTGATGGACAGCGCCAGTACGTCGGCCTCACCCAGCACAGGTCGTCCATTGACTTCAATAACCGTGTTGGCCAGGAGAATCGTCGACAGTTCGGCGTACGTCTTGTTCCCGGCTTCCTGCAGCGCCTTTTGTGTGACGCCCGTGGGAAGGGTTGCCCGGATGACTCCAGCCTTGCCCTTGACCTCGAAGTAGACCTCAGATGGGTCGTCCAACTTCTTGACGGGGACGTCGTTGTCTACGTCGATGGTGATGTCCACTTCGGATTCGCAGCCGGGGCAGTACCGCGTGAGTCCGATCTCTGATCCGAAGGTGACGGAGAAGACCTTCAGGAGTGCAAAGTCGCGATCCCCAGAGAGCATCGCGTTGAGGAGTTCTTTGCTGCTCTCGGTGTCGCCCACACGGACGATCCCGCGTAAGAGGATGGCCTCGGAGATAGCGCTTGGGGTTTTGGCTCGGGAGATGATCTGCTCGTCGCGTCCCGTGAGTTCTCGAACCTCGATCTCAGTCTGAAGCGGTGAGCCGGGAATACTGAGTCCAGCGGGAAGTTCGAACACAGTTTCCGGGGGAACTACGATCTCGTCGTTCTGGTCCTCGATCTCGTCGTCAACGGGCTCCGCGAGAACGGACTGGATCATTTCGTTGACGAGGTCAGGGTTCTCGTCGGCTTTGATGGTCGGCACTGTTTCTCCAAATGATTGTTGTTACGGGTTTCCGAAATTGGGTGCTGATAGGACTAGGCCGCGCTCGGTGACGCTGCCCCATTCCACGTCGAGGCCCTCATGCACAAGGGTCATGCGCTCGACCATGAGTGCGTTGTCGCCTGCATTCAGGTCTGAGTAGACGACGCTGGAGGGCCAGGCGTTGTACAGACGAAACCGCATGACGACCTTGTCGTCGTACGCGGCCTCAGCGCTACTGGATTCCGCCCGGAACCCGCCGCCGCCGTAGGGTACGGGTGTTTGTAGTACGGAGATGTGTACGTCGGACCGGAAGAGAACTTTGTTTCCCGAACCGCGACCCTGGACAACTCTGAGTAGCATCCGCATCCAGTCCCAGTTCTGACGACTTCCGATCAGCACTCCCCGGTCCAGTTGGATCGCAGAGAAGTCGACCTGGGTCGGCACCTGGTGCAGTGTCGTGTTGTAACCGCCCTCGCGGATAGAGACGACATTTACGTTAAACGACAGACCGCTGACGCTGGTGAAGCCCATCATCCCGACAGGCTTCAACCAGGGCGTCGTCGTGCGGTCCGGCTGCTGAGGGTAAAAGTGCACCAGGAACCGGTAGTTGCCGATGGGGTCAGTGGTCGTGGAGCGGAACGCTCCAGAACCACCTGCACGACCACTGACCGCCATCGATCTAGTTCCTTACCTAGTTTCCTACGGGCGTGAACCCGCCGTCCTCGGAGACTCTTGCCCAGGCGACATCGAATCCCTCATGCACGACCGTCAACTGCTCCACGATGAGAGCGTTGTCACCGGCGTTCAGATCCGAGTACGCCACAGAAGTGGGCCACGCGTTGAAGATCGTGAAACGCATAGCGACCTTCTCGTCGGTTACAGACGCGTCGTTGGCATTGACGGCGGAACCGGCTTGGTAGCCCTGAGTCTTGGACGCGTACCGAACGGGGTGCGCCAGGACATCGATCTGCACGTTGAACCGGAACGACGTCTTGGCACTGAGTGCTCCCTGGGCGCTGTTGTCGTTTACCCGGAAGAGCATTTCCATCCACTGCCAGTTCTGCTTGCTTCCCAGAACGACACCGCGCTGGAAGGTGATCGGAGAAAACGTGGTCTGGCCCGGGATCTGCCGAACCGTGGTGTTGTGATGACCCTCGCGGTACGGAATCGACTCGGTGGAGATGTTAAGTCCGGACACGGATGTGAACCCGATCTTGGGGTCGGGCTGCATTTGCCCGGTCTTTTCGGTCCCTAGCGGGAAGAACGTGGCGAGGAACCGAAAGTTGCGGATCGGATCAGTGGCGAGACGACCGCGCTCGTACGTTGATGCTGCCATGGTTACCTATTCCTTTCAGGCGATCGTTCGCTGGGTCAACTTGATCTTGATGAACTCAGCCGGGTACTGCAGAGCGACCCCGACCTCGACGTTGACGACACCGCTGGCGATATCGGTGGCGTTGTTGTTCTCGGCGTCGACCTTGATGAAGTAGGCCTCCGACGGAGAGTTGCCGCGCAGTCCGCCATCGGTGAAGAACCCACGGAGGAAGTTGTCCAGGACCGTCGAGATCTCGCGCCAAAGGTCCGGGGTGTTGTTGCGGAAGATGGCGAATGCCAAAGCGGCTTCCATCTCTTTACTGAGGAAGTCCACTGTGCGGCGGATGTTGATGTACCGCGTGGACCGGCTCTGGTCCATCGTCCTCGCGCCCATAACCACGGGACCGGCACCGGGCATCACCCGAAGGGCATTGACCGGATTGAGATCGTTGTTAAGTGCGTCCAACTCCTCGTTGGAGAGGCTCTTCTCCAAGGCCACAACACCGGGGATGGTGGCCTGGATCCCTGCGGGCGCCCGGAAGACTCCCTGTGTGGCATCGGTGCCAAGAATGACACCGGCCACCGCACCGGACGGCGAGACCTTGAGGATGGAGTTCTGCGACGCGGATGTGGTGTCCGCAATCCAGACCTGTGGGTAGTAGACGCCCAGACGGTCACTGTTGACCAGGGAGTCCGCGTAGGTAACGGCCTGCGCGGCGGTCAAACTGGGTGCTGTATCGGCCACCACGAAGGACTTGGTGTCCTGAGCGAACTCGACCAGGCTCTCGATGGTGTTGGAGTCGGTGACACCGGGGCAGAAGACTACGAAGGAACGCTCGGTCTCCTTGAGGCGGTTCAGAGCGGTCGAGTAAGAATACGTACCGGTCGTGCCGTCGCCGCCGCCCGAGAGCGTCAGGGTCGGCAGGTTGGCCGGGAGTACCACGGTGGTGTCGGAACCCCAGGCGACGTTGATGAACTGAGAGCGGACGTTGATGATGTCGGTGACCTCGGTGTTGCCGTGGGTGCCGACGGGAAGGTTGGTGAACGTCTCCAGAAGGACATCGTCGGTGACGTCGTTGGCGACACCGGCCTCCTGAAGAACCGCGACGTCGTACAGTCCGCGCGGGTTGATCGTGACGCGGACCCGCAGGCTGTTTCCGTAGGATCCGGACGACTTGGCCGTGAAGTTGAGGTAGACCTCATCAGCAGTGCTACCGGCGTCGCTGCCGTCACCGAGGATCGCGGCCGATGCGGTTGTGGCGTCGGAGCGGATCAGTCGGTTGACGAACAGTTCGCGACCACCAGCACGGAAAAACATGTTGGCTGCAAACGTTGCCGGGAAGGAACGGTTCAGGGGACCGAAGACCTTCGAGAACTGGTACCACGACGTCACCGCAGTCGGTGCCGTGGGGCCAGACGGCAAGATGGCGAGCATGGCGCCGGTGGCTGCAGCAGGGGACTCCGTTGCCACCGGAACCGCAAGGGTCGTCTCCGTGATGGAGACTCCGGGTCGAGACATAACTTCTCCTTATCCTTTGGTCATGGGGTTCCGGCTAGTGCGGTCACCGATGCTCTGATGTGCTCGTAGCGGATCGGTGTTGGTCCATCTGGTGTTGGGCTTTGGGGTCCGGTGACGTTGACTTCCCGGACGCGCTGGTACACATCGAGATCGAACGGAGACGCGATCTCAGACGAGACCCGTACCGTGAAGGCGTTCATGAACATCCGCTTTCCGGCTTCGGTTGTGTCCCTCTTGACGACATTGAGCAGGTCCAGACGCCGCACCGTGGTGTTCGGCACGTTGTTCACGATCCGCTCGGTGACCTCCAGGAACCCGAACCTCACAGGAAGACGGCCGCCCAGCATCTGCTCCAGGATCTGCCTGTCGTGACGTGGCTGTCGGGCGAAGGTGGTCACCTGGTAGTCGAGGTTGATGGGCGTTGGGTACCAGGTGTCCCATCCCTCGTCTGCAGACAGGTCGTCGGGCTTGAGGTACCACGGAGCGGACTTACCAGACATCACGCGTTCGGTGGCCTCGGACATATCGATGAGGTCGACGGTGACGAAAGGGAAGGACTGCGCCCGGATCTCAGGGTCTGGTTGCCCGAACCACACCCCGACCGGACGAATAGGGTTCTTGGAGTCGGAGACGGTCATACCTGTCAGTCGGTCCCGTAGGGCCTCGTCCTCGCTGATAATGAAGGTCACAGGAAGTCACCTACCGAATCGTGGATAGCACTGACGATTTCCGCGTCGATGACCTGGCGACGGTTCTTGAACTGCCGTACCGCCGGTGATGGTCGGTCTTCCATGCCGCCGTACTCAGCGGCCACGGCCGACTCGCTGCCGACGACGTCCATTTCGGTGCCATCAGCGGTCACCAGTAGGGACGCCACAGCGTCCGCGGGCCACGCTGCCTGTGCCGCGTTGTACTGGAGTAGAGCCGTCAGTCGCGGGGAGGCATTAGAGGCCGCAGACTCCACAGCGTCCAGGGCCTTGTCGATCAACGCTGCTTCTTCCCCCGCGTGGCCGCCGAGACTATTCCCCATCCGGCCAGGAAGGCAGTGATGGTGGCGGCTGCGGTTGCTGGTCCGCTGGTGGTCTTGGCGGGTCCGAAGACACCCTTGAGGAATTCAACTCGCTCTTGCGACGAGTCGAAATCGGCTACACGCTCGTACCAAGGCTTCCAGGCCATAGCAGACTCCAGCACTACCGCAGCAGGGTGACGTTTATCGGCCCCGCATGGACCGCGTCAAGTCCACGGTACGAACAGGAGTCAGCCGCGTCAGGGCTAACTTCGCTGTGATATCAGGGGTACGAAACGACGCCGCCGTCGTAGATGGTCTCGGTACCCGGAGGCTGATTCACGGGCCCTGCGTCCCAGCCCTCGGGGTCCGGAACCCCCATAGTGTCGTTGACCATCTCCTCGGGCTTGACCTGAGTGGACTCCACTAGAACTCCCATGTACTCGAAGCCGATCTGCCCTCTCGGGAAGATTCGGTTGGGGGTGAAGATCGAGTCCCGGTACCCGATGCGGTCGACCAGGTGCTCGTCAGGGTGCGTCTCAAGGCTGGGAATGATCCGGACCATATCGTCGAAGTTGATCACAATGCGCAGGGTGTCGACCGTGTAGAAGCCGCGATCGTTCTGGAATAGGTTCGCCTGGTAGATCTCGGCGTTCACGACGGGAACCCGGAAAGGCTTCCTCCAAACGCGACCCACCGACGGGGAGCCCACGTCGTAGACCGGGTCCGTCCCAGACTCTTCCAGGTCGTAGATGTACCAGTCGACCTGTTGGCCCACAGGCCTCTGCAGGTCACGGGAAATGCCACGTCGAATGGACTTGACCTCAAACTCGGCGTCGAACCGGCCCAAGCCGTGTGATCCGCGCATGCGAGGCCTCCTATTCCGCCCACCAGTGTCGCACGCGAGGGTGCTCTTCCTCAGGGGGAAGATCGTTCCAGAACGTCCTAACTGTGACCCTCAGGCCAGACTTAACGGAGGAGGTCTTGTGTAGGTACGGGATAGTTGACGGAAAGAACACGGTGCTGGGTGCTGTGGGTCGGTATTCAATACTGAGCCTAGGAAAGAAGAGAGACCCCCCTTCGTAGGACCCCGGATTGAGATACGAGACGGACGACGCAATGCGGTAGCGATCCCACTTCTGGTCGTAATGTTCCAAGATGACGCTTCCAGAGGACCCGCGCACAAGGAGCAACTCCTCGCGTTGTGTAAGGCGGCATCCAGCGAAGTCTCCGTAGTCCCGCGACAGTGTGGTTAGGTACTCGTCGTAGGCGTCCAGAACGTCTGCCCTTTCTGGTGGTGCTGCGGACAGATTGACGGCTTGGCTCGCGATTCCCTTGGGCTCTGCTGCGAGGTGCGCCATACCCAACAGGTCCTCAACGAGACTCGTAGGAATCTCATACTCGGCAACTCCGGGGAAGATCTGGTGTCGCCCAGACGCACTCAACGGAACACCTTCTGTTGGCGGTGCTGGTGCTGGTACCCCTGCTCCCACTCTGTTTTAAACACCTGGTCTCGGATCAGCAACTCTTCCTGATCCTCAACAAACACCTCGGACGTCCAAGACTGTCGTAAGAACGGAACGACACGCGCGATGGGGGTTCCAGAGGCAATAGTCCCATCGAAGGTCTCCCGCAACAGAAACGCTATGTTGGTTGGGGACCGCCAGGAGTCGGAATCGACAATGGCGCTGAAAGTACGGAACATGTCCACACCAAAGCCTTCTGGGTGCGTGATCAGCACGCTAACCCCCCTTGGGGTGTGGATAGTCCATGGGTTAATCCACTTGTACGCGCAGTTCGTGTCGAAGCCGGGCGGCACTGGGTACCTACCCAACTGCTCCCTGTCGAAAGTCCCAACCGCGCTGAGTACCCGCCGGGGCGCGGATGTAACAAATACGCGACCGCCAGACGCTCTACGAAAGTTCACGTCTACAGGCAGCCTCAGGATGTAGCCAGACATCAACGAATCTCGCGTAGGGGAGCAGCGCTTCACAGTTGGGGCAGATCCTCGGCCCTCTGTTCCATAGACAGCGGTTTCCCTCAGCCAGTTGGGTGCCATGGTGGCGGCGGCTGCGGGATGTGGTGCGTTATCGAAGTACCACTGATCGATAGCCCCAAAGCGCACCAGACCTACCGGTTTGTCCTCAGGGGAGGGGGACGTAGTGCTGCTCATTCTGTTTGTCCAAGGCTCTGAGCGGCGACACGTCATATGCGACCGTTATGCGGGGGCCTCCCCACGACCAGTCGCCCATGGCGTGCGGCCACTTGCTCTCTCCGAGGATTGCTCGGTTGTTTCTGTTTTCCACTACGACGATATCTCCGTCAATGTTGTAGTGAGTCTGGGAAGGCTCGGCGGTCACCGCGTAGTACCCGTGAAACTGCGGCGCCCCCAGTGGTGAGTGTATGTGCCAGTCCAACTTTCCGGAATGTGCGTAATTGACGTTGAACCAACCCTGGACCATGAACCGCTGAGATCGGAAGTTCAACTCGTAGTAGTCGCACGCCTCACGCGTCATCTCTCCGATAGCCAACAGCAGGTCATATACGTTTGATTCATGGAACTGGAACACGTTGTAGTCTCGCCAGGCAACCGTGGAAAGGGACCCTGAGTCTTCCCACAGGCGCTTTCCGGATTCGGCTCCCGGGGTTGGACGCCCAAGAGCGACTTCACTGTCCTGGGCCTCAAGGAGTCGGTACTTGGCGAGTAGAAAATCACTGAGGAACTGCGTATTAAGATCCAGGTCTCTAGTGAAGTGCTTGAACGGTTTGCTTGTCCGCGTGGGCAGCAGGGACCGTCGTCCGGTCAGCGGTACTTTTTGCTGTTCCACACGTTCTCCTTGTAGTAGCCGTAGATCTTGGTCCTCTTCTTCTCTAGGAGCATGGCCCCGCTCTCAGCCAACGCATGGTTGGTTTCCAACTTCCAGTCTTCCCGTTTAAACGGGAGCACTGTGAACATAGGGGTACCTGAGGGGATTGTCCCCTCAAAGTCCTTGCGCAGAAAGAATGTGATGGCGTTGGGAGCCCACCATTGGTCAGTGTCTTGGACTCCGCTGTAGGTGATGAACGGAAGGTCATACCGGTTGAGTGGGTGCGTTATCAGACTCGAATACCCCGGAGGTGTTTTGAAGGCCCAGCGCATGTCCCAGATGTAGTGGGTGGGCCAGCAGCCAGCAGGTACTGGAACCTCGATGTAGCCCCGGGTTTCAATGGGGCGGACGATGGGGTCCTGCCAAGAGATGTGCGGTCCGTCGTCGTCCACGGCAACATCAATGTCTATAGGAGTGACGTAGTGATAACCGGTCGTCAGGGCGTCTAGAAACGGGGCGCAGTGCTTGAAACTCAGGTTGGCGGAGTCACGACCGTTCCTATTGCTGACCCCTAAGTCTCGCCTGTCATTCGATGTATGGAACAGGTACGCGTCTCGGTACCAGGCAGGTACCGACTCATAGGCCGGGCGCGGGGGTAGCGTGATGTCGCGGTACTGGTTGTTCGCGTACGTCTCGATGTGTAGAACTTCGTCCCCGCTCATCGGTACTCCTTTCTCGACCAGAAGTTGCTCCGGTATCCGCCTGTGAATACCGACCTAATCCGAGAAGCCTGTCCGTCAATTAGGTCTGCGTCGTACTCTCCATGAATCGCGCTGCTCCAGGCCTCCCGAGCAAAGGGGACCACGACCGCTAACGGCGTGCCTTGCTTGATGACTCCTTGGACGCCGCGTCGCATGAGCAACGAGTACGCCCCATCCGGGGCGTACTGATCGGTGTCCATGACCGCGGGGAGGACCTGCCAAGGGACATCGATTGAGTACGGAGGGTGCGTGATCATGACGCTGTAGCCGGGTGGGGTCAGGTATCCCCACAGCGGGTGAATGCGGAAGAGGTCCTCGCAGTATTGTGCCCGGTCAAACGGCAACTCCGATACTTGCTGCCTGTCGTGAAGGCTGACGACCTTCCAAGACACGTTGCCCTTGGGCAACTGCCATCGAATCCGGTCTCCGGTGGTGTCAATCGAGATATCGACGGGTACCTTAAGTAGGTATCCGGTACTCAGTGCGTCGAGAACCGACGGGCACTTCTTGATGGTTTGATTGCCTTTACCGCCCTCGATCTTCATCGAGCCGCCCGCGTAGACGTCCTGTTCTCGCCACCATGCGGGGATGTTCTTGGACAGAGGCTCCGGCTTTGGGGCATACGTAGGGACACCGGGGGCCACCGGGAAGAACTGAATGATTTTGGACGGCTTACTCGAAGTAAACCTAGTACTCAGCATGGTCTGCGTTCTCGATTCTCGTTGGGGTTACGCGTAGTAGAGCGATTGGTGTGCCTCGCTTTATGACAACTGGATCATCTTCAGCACCCCGCTTCAGGAGGAACGGGAGGCCGAGAGGACCTGAAGGTGAGTGCGGCCAGGTGAGACGTGCATCTAACGTCCTGAAAGGGAGAGAGTTGTCGTCAACTGGGCTACGCACAACGACATCGCAATCGACAGTGGGGCTCCAGTAGATGAGCCACCGGTAGTGTGCGTCGAAATACCGATCGACTGGGAAGTCTCTCCTGTATCTGACTCCAGTAACGCGTCCTGCGGGCTGGAGCACTGTTCGTGATACAAGGTCCGCGGACTCCGTCCATTCGGTTCCTACGTCGCTGGGAATTCTTCGTGGTCGGATGAAGACATCGGCAAACAGCCGGACTTCGTACTCACCCCCGGCACTAGGCTCTGGCGCCCAACTGATTTCAGATACGACTCGGTTGTGCGGCCAAAACTCGTCTCCCCGAGCAAGGGCCTGACGTTGTAGGTCTTCATGAATCTTTCGCTGCCAAGCCTGTTCCTGGCTGAGGTGAGGGCTGACTGGAAGTTCCCCGCGGACGGCGGTTGGTTGTTGAAACTCGTTGTCGTTGGCCGACATTCTCTTGGACGGACGACCCAGCATGCGCTCACTTGTCTGCGGGAAAATCGAGCGACGCCGAGTTTCCCCTCCAGGGTCGATTCGTTGGTGATCTGCAGTCATGGCGAACGACTCGTTACCTATGCGTCTTCGGGACCTATGCCGTTCCACGTCAGCATGTGTTCGGTGAAAAAGAGGTCGTACGGTTCACAGCGAAGTGAGATCACCTCGGTACCTGACGTGAGCGGGACCGACTCGTAAGTGAGGATGGGTTCCCAGTCATTCACGGAACCGTCGTAGACGAGATCGGAAGGCTCCAACGAGTCAGCGCGAGTCAGGGTGTAGACATCATTCCTTCTTACAAGAATGTAGTGACTCGGAGAGAACAGATCGCCATTGACGATATAGAGTTCGTCGACCGTAGACCTTGCGATGCTGGTGACTTCAGTCTCAACAAGTCCTAGGGACGTGAACGAATCGGACTCCCAGGCGAGGGATCCGGACATCGCGGCTAGAAGCGCAGCGTCAGCGTCCGTGCCGAGTTCTTCGATGTTGAGTGAATAGAGACGGTCGCCTACCTGGACGTCCTCGGCTCGGACGAGCCCCTCGGGCGTACGGACCATGGTGTCGGGGGCTACTGAGTAGTCGTGGTTGAACGAAAAGCCGAAGCCACCGTAGAAGCCGAAGCCACCGTAGAAGCCGAAGCCACCGTAGAAGCCGAAGCCAGGGTACACATAGTTCCAACGGCTGATCCCGACGGCCGACCCTCGCAGAACCACCGCTCCAGACGCGACTCCTTGGCTGATGACCTGCGTATCTATGCCGCTGTTGCTGGTGTTTGAGGTGGTCTCGCTACCCAGACTCAGACCGACGTTGGTCAGGGCCGTGATCGCGTTCGCACGGGTCTGTCCGACAATGTTGGGGACCGTGGTTTTGCGCGGTCCGCCGCGGTCAAGGTTGCGTGATGTCGACAACTTCTTCTCCTACTGGTTGCGAGATCTATTACGACAGGTCACCGGTCAGGACCCACACGTTGGCGGCCCGCTTCGTGAGCGTAGCCCCGGACCACTGCGCGCGAAGGTTCAAACCTGGCGTCGCATTGATGGTCACACCGCCAGCGGCGGCAATGTTGACGCCACCGGCACCCACCCGCAGGAGGTGGATCTGAGTACCCACCTTGAAGTTGACGGTAGCGTCTGCTGCAACCGTGAACGTAAGCGCGGAACCGCTGTTCATCTCAATCATTCGTCCGGCGTCGCTCAGAACAAACTGATACGAAGCCGTCTTCTGGTCAATCACCACGGGGGCGTCCAGAACGTTACCGGCCGCCAGCGTGATGCCACCACCGGTCACTGACAAGCCGCCCGAAGAGATCGTGACAGTGGTGAGCGTCGGGGAGGTGCCGAACACCAGGGCCCCGCTGCCCGTCTCGTCCGAGATCACTCCGGCCAGTTGGGCGGATGTGGTGGCCGCGAACTGATTGAGCCCGCTGGTGGTCAGGCCGAGGCCGGTCGTGGCGTGAACGTGGTCCGCTCGGGCGTACCGGAGCGACGTGCCCACGGCAGCGGTGCCGAGTGCCGCGGGGGTTGCCGCCGAGGCCTGGCCCACAACAAACGCCGTGGTTGCCAACTGGGTGGTGTTGGTGTCTGCAGCGGCGGTTGGTGCTGCAGGAATACCCGTCAGGGTGGGCGATGCGATCGGTGCCTTCGCTGCAAGATCCGAAACCAGGCCCGTGATCGCGCTCTGCGCAAGTGCGATGTTCGTGCTGGAGACGCTCGTCACACGACCCTTGGCGTCAACTGTGATGGCCGGTACCGCAGTAGCGGAGCCGTACACTCCAGCAGTCACTCCAGAATTGGCAAGTGTCAGAGTGATGCCAGTCGTTCCCGAACCGGTGGCGTCACCAGAGACAGAGATACTCTGGTTGGCCGTCAGGTACGTATTTGTGTCTAGGGACCACGTATCGGCGGCCGTCTTCCGTAGGATGCCGCTGGTACCTGCGAGGGCCGCGATGGCCGTGAGGTCGGCATCCAGAGGCTGCTTACCGGCCAGCGAATTCGTGAGTGTGGTCGCAAACGACGCATCATCGTTGATCGCGTCCGCGAGTTCGCTGAGGGTATTCAGGGCCGCGGGAGCGGCACCGATGAGGTCGCTGACGGCCCCAGTGACGAATGCTGTGGTGGCCACCTGAGTGGTGTTGGTGCCCGCGGTAGCAGTGGGCGCGGTCGGAGTACCAGTCAACTCCGGAGACGCAAGCGACGCCTTACCCGCAAGAGCCGATGCCAGGCCAGTGACCTGCGACTGCGTGATCGCGATATCTACCGACGACGCTGCCGTCACGCGACCCTTGCTGTCCACGGTGACCTGAGCCACCGAGTCGGCATCACCGTAGGTTCCCGAGTTTACGCCGCTGTTGGCTAGGGTGGCCGTGATGCTGGTGGCACCGGATCCGGTGATATCACCGCTCAGGGTCACTGTCTGGTTCCCGGTGAGGTACGTAGACGTGTCCAGCGACCATGTGTTGGCGGCCGTCTTCTTTAGCAGACCGCTGTTCGCCGAGATCCCGGCGATCGCGGTCAGGTCGCCATCGAGAGGCTGCTTTCCGCTGAGTGCCGTCTGCACCGTGGTGTGGAAGGACGGGTCATCGTTGATGGCCGCGGCCAGTTCGTCAAGGGTGTCAAGGCCAGACGGCGCTGAACCCCTGAGGCTGCTGATACTGGCATCGGTGTACGTGTTGGCAGCGCTTTCGGCGGCGTCGGCTTTGGAAGTTGCATCGGCAGCGGCGGTGGCTACTGCAGCACTTTCGGCAGCGTCCGCGTAGCCCTGAAGTGCGTTCGTGGCTGTAGCGATCTCTGCGTCAGTGTACCCGTTTGCAGCACTCTCGGCGGCGTCTGCCTTGGACTGAGCCCCGGCCGTGGTTTCAAGGAGCGACGTGTTCGCAATGCCGTGCACGTTGGTGGTGCTGGCGTTGTGGTTGCTCAAGGCCGTTCCAGCGCCATTCGCGGCGTTGGTAATCTGAGTGTTAAGGTTGGACATAGTGCTGTCGACGGCGCTGTTGATGGTGTTGTTTAGTACGACAACTTCCGCATCCGTGTAGTTGTTTGCTGCGGTTACTGCGTCGGTCTCCGCCTGATCCGCGTAGTCTTCAAGGTCACTTACTGCAGCCGCGAGATCACTTGCAGCCGTGCTGGCGACCGACGAAATCTGGCCCGCCACGGAAGTGGAGAACTCCGGGTCGTCATTGATCGCGGCTGCCAACTCGTTGAGGGTGTTCAGGAGTGACGGCGCGGCGTCGACGAGGCCAGAAACTGCCGCGTCCGCGTACGCCTTGGCGTCCACCTCAGCCTGATCGGCGTAGGCTTCAAGGGCAGCCGTCGCGGTAACAATCTCCGCATCGGTGTAGGCGTTCGCAGTGTTCACGGCGTCGATCTCAACCTGGTCGGCGTAAGCCTCAGCGGCCTCTCGCTGCCCGAACGCATAGGTCTGAGCAGCACTCAGTGCGTCTGCCTCAGCCTGATCGGCGTACGCCTCAAGAGCCGTCGTGGCTGCAGAGACTTCGGCGTCCGTGTAGGCGTTCGCTGCCGTGACGGCAGCACCTTCGGCAGCGTCCGTGTACGCCTCTAGAGCGTCCACTGCGTTAGCGAGCGTGCTATCCGTGTACGTCTGCGCGGCTGATGTGGCCGCTGACTGCGCTGCGTTCGCCTTGGTTGTGGCGTCAGTGGAGGCCGCAGATATGGCGGCCGCCTGCGCTGCGTTCGCCTTCGATGTCGCATCGGACGCTGCGGTCGATACGGCTGCGGCCTCTGCTGCGTTTGCCTTCGACGTAGCGTCTGCTGCGGCAGTAGAGATGGCAGCCGCTTGGGCAGCATTGGCCTTGGATGTGGCATCGGTCGCAGAGGTGGCTACAGCGGCGGCCTGGGCAGCGTCCGCCTTGGAGATGGCGTCTGCTGCAGCGGTTGATACGGCCGCGGCCTGGGCTGCACTGGCCTTGGATGTCGCATCTGCAGCGGCAGTAGCGACTGCGTCTGCCTCGGCCTGGTCTGCGTAATCTTCAAGATTGGCCACTGCGGTGGCGATATTCGTGGCGACGGTAGCCGCAAAGTTTTCGTCGTCGTTGATCGCAGCCGCAAGTTCGTTGAGAGTGTTAAGGGCTCCCGGTGCTGCCTGGATCAGGTCAGCGACCTGGGTGTCGGTGTACGCGTTTGCGGCAGCCTGAGCGGCGTTTGCTTTCGATGTCGCGTCGGCTGACGCGGTAGATACAGCCGCAGCCTGGGCAGAGTTAGCCTTAGACTGCGCTCCGGACTGAGTCTCCAGAAGAGCGGTGTTTGCAATGCCGTGGACATTCGTGGTTGCTGAAGTATGCGTGTTGAAGTTGCTGCTCAGCGTGACGACGGATGAGAAAAACGCTGGGTCATCATTGATTGCGTCTGCCAGTTCCCCAAGGCTGTTAAGGACCGACGGGGCGTCCCCGAGAATCCCAGCCACTGCTGCGTTCACAGCGGAGGTCACGTCCTCTGGCCGAGCGTTTGCGTACAGGAGCGTCGTCCATGCCGTGAGACCGTCACCCACCTTAAACTTGCGAGTATCGAGTTCGATGCCGATCTCGCCCTGAGCCAGGATGGGATTCGCTGCGGTCCATGCAGCCGCGAGTCCTCGACGAATCTGAATCTGAACAGCCATGGTGGTTACACTCCTCCGGCATCGACGACGACGGTGTGCTCTGACGTGGTGTCGCCGCCGCTCATTGTCTTGGCAAACGTAAACTGCTGGTTGGACGAACCTCCGTCGACGTTCGGGAAGTTGGTCGTTGTGGATCCGCCGTCAAAGGAAACGGCGCTGACGCTGTACGGCGAGTCACCCGAGTACGAGACGGTCTGTTCTTGGATGTATAGGAATCCGTTGCGGAAGGCGATCTCCCCACCATCTAGCGATTCGGTTAGGCGCAGAAGGTCACTGTCGTTGAAGTCGTCGGAGGTATTTGTGCCTCCGCCGCCACCGGACACGGTGTTCCAGGTGGCACCGTCGAATACCCGGAGGGAGTGCGTAGAGATGTCATAGTAGAGGTCGCCAGCGTGCTCGCCGATGGGCTCGGAGCCCACCGCGAGTACGTTGAGAGGTACGTACGATCTCTTGGACAACTATGACTTCCCAGTTCTAGCCAACGACCACGGCGCGGAAGGTGCCCGATGCGTGGAACGTGAGGGTTACGGTGTTGGCGTCGGTGCGGACGATGTCGCACTCAACCTCAGCGAACGTGGAGGCGTCGTAGACCTGGACGGTCACGTCTCGGTTGCCCAGGCTGTGCGTCAGGGTCTGGGTGACAGGTCCTGTCGTAACCGTGGCTGTGAAGTCCGAGAAGATCTTCTTGTAGGCCACGACAGTGGTGTCGACTGCCACCGCATCGGCGCTGACCGTGAGGCCGGTGCCGACGACGAGGTCGAGGCGGTTCCCGTCCTTGGTGAGTCCGTCCCCAGCGGTGATCTGACCGGCGCCCGAGAACTGGACGAAGTCGAGTTCGGTGGTGTCGAGGGTCACAGCGCCGTCGCTGACCAGGACCCATCCGGAGTCGGCGTTGACGGTGCCTTCCTCGACGAACGTGAACATTCCGGGTCCGACGTTGGTACTGCTGTTAGCGTCAGCGGAACGCGACCACGCACCCGCGGCTACGACGTAGATACCGTTATCCGCGGGATCGAACTGATCCTTGACGAGGACGCGGTTTCCAGCCGAAAGAATGACGCCGTCGATCGTCTGGGCACCGCTCAAGGTGATGGGGTCACCAGTAGTGGCAGCCCGAACGGACAACTTGACGTCGAGGCCCTGGCTGACTGAGTCAACGTAGCCCTTGGTGGCGGCGTCGGTGTCCGCCTGTGGCTCCGCGAGGTTGGTGATTCGGTTGTCGTTGGCATCGATGTCGGTGTTGGCGGCTGTGGTAAAGGACTGCAGGGTCTTGTCGTCAACGTAGGACTTAGTGCTGGCGTCCTGCGGGTTAGTCGGCTCGCCAAGAGAGATGATTTTGAACCCGGAGATGTCCAGGTCGCCGTTGGCCGCTGAGAGGTCGCCGAGTGAGATGCCCGAGTGCTCGTCCGGACCATGTGCGTGCTTGTGGTCCGATCGGGCGTAATTGGTCGAGGTGCCGTCGACGTTGGTCCCGGTGTTATCGAGGGCAACCGGAGTACCGAAGTTGCTGACCTGGTCCCAGGACGACCCGTTGTCGTAGTACAGGACCTTGGTATCAGTAGCAAAAAAGAAGCGACCAATCGAACCCGCAGCGGGCCGCGACGCGATCGCCGAGGCCACGATCTTTCCTACGGGCTGCCAGGTGGCGCCGTCGTAGACAAAGAGGGTGTCCGACTGCGTGTTGTAGTAGACGTGGCCCTCGCCCCTAGGCGTCGGAGCCGAAGCAAGATTCTGGAACTTGACGTTCTGGATCTCAAGACCATTGAGATCGATGGGCGTGTAGTACTTACGGGCCATAAGTCAACTCTCCTAAGACAGGTACGCGTTTCCGCTGAAAGGTGCCGAGAAAATGACCCGTAGTCGGTACTTGGAGAGATGCTCAATCTCTCCTTCTGCGATTGACCCCGACGAATCCATTGTCGTGACATTGGGGTAGAAGCCGAGATTGTGCTCGATGTCCCAAGTATTGCTCGAAATTCCTTGGACGTGGTGGTAAGCGTATGCGGCGGGCAAAGTATTTGCCTCGACGACCGCAATCGTTACGATTTGCTCTTGCTCAACTGTGATGGGGATGCTCTCTTCGGACAACTAGACTCCTCCTCGCCAACTCACGGAGTACTGTTCCCAACCGGTCGGTGAGAAGTTGCCCTGCGGCGCCTGCTCCCGAGTGACCTGCCGCTTGCAGAAGACCGTGCCCGAGATGTACGTCTTGACGTTCTCGGAGTCATTGTTGGCGGTCAACTGAACGTCCCAGTACGCCCGCAGTGGCAGCCTCTTGGTCTGATCCGGGGTCAGTGACAGGCGAATCTTGCCCTGCGCGGCGTCTTCGATGCTGGTCTCGAACTGTGCCGCGTACACGGCCGACTCTGGGTACAGGCGGATCTGCGCCAGCGGGGTGAATCCGGTGACGTCGATCGAGAAGTCGAGCACGACACTGTAGGAGTCCCCCTGCGTAAGTACGATGTCGTACCGTCCGGATGCCTCCCCAACGGGTGTCGTTCCGTATGTAGGAATAGGCAGGAAGAGCCGCTGTGGCTTGGATCGGTCGTCGACCTCCTGCGGCATGTACACGGGAACGTACCTGTTCGTCATGCGGCTGATCCTGCGGAAGGTGAGGACCTCGATCCGCTCGATGCCGATGTTGAGGGCCTTGCAGAGCGTCTCGTACTGCTGCCTACGCTCGACGATCATTTCCATGATCTGGCGATACCGCTCAGACCGGGGAATACCAACCCCGTCCGGGGTGGAGATATCGATGTCGAACGCGGCGTCGGTGGCCAACGTATAAAGGGCCTGCACCGTACTCAGCAGCGTCAGTGGGTACTCTTCAACGGCCGGAAGGTTGGCCAAGGTCAGCACTCGGCCGAACTGGTCCTGCCTGTTATGTACGTGCTGCTGAACGGATGTGTCTATGTACCCATCGATTTCGGAGTCTGTAAAGAATCGGTAGTAGGTCCCCTGGACGGTAATCTCAGCACCCTCGGCGGGAGGGCTGTCCAGTGTGAGCACACCGCTGTGCTCCTCGACCTCGGTGTCGTCGGAGACGTCCACACCGTTGACGAATACCTGTACTGAGGCCCCGTTCAGCGGAGAGTACGGCATTTCGTATCTCTGCAGACCCGCCGAACGGGCGCCCCAGACGAAGGACTTAGGGGGGTCGTTGAGTTCGGTTCTCACGCGAGAACGCAGTGCGTCAACCGTTGCCACAAGACCTCCTCGCACCCAGTACCTATAGTGAGGAACTGGGGCGCGGTTGTCTCCCTATAAGAACTACGCGGTGTAGAGGTAACCCAGGTCTTCGAGATGATCGGCGAGATCAGTGGGGACCTTGTACTTCACACCGGCCTGAAACGAGTAGTCGTTTCCGTAGCCCCAGGTCATCATTTCGATGTCGGCGACCAGGCGCACGATTCGGGTGTTGTCCGCGAGATCGACGTCGCCGACCTCCACGATCTCGTCCACGACCGTCGTGGGCGCGTCCACCTTTGGGTCGCGCACCTCGTTCTTGATTGCCACAGCCTCTGCCGCAGCAATTGTGGACAACTCTTCCTGACGAGCCGCCAACTCGTCAGCGTTCTTCTTGATGGCCCGAGAGCGTGCCACGCCTGTGGCATCGGTGGGCTTGGGACGGGAAATGGCCACGGTGATTCATTCTCCTTGTTCGTAGGTCGAAGGGGACGGGAGCAGCCTTGTGAGCCGCTCCCGCCCCCGATAGTGCTGTTTGAAACTAGTTGGTGAGGACCTTGTTGATAGCGATGTCGGTGATGATGCCCTGACCCCAGATGCCGTACCACGCAATGGCGTGCTCGCGGCCGAAGTCAAGAACGCCGCCGTCGCGCAACTCAACCGGGAGGCTGATGGCGTGACCGAAAGCGTTGTCACCGATCATGATCGCCTCGTAGACGTTCGAACCCGCGGTAGCGGTATTGTCAAACGTCGACTCCCACGGAGCCCTGCCGCCCTTGGCGAGGCCGTTGCGGACCTGCGTCGTCTCAATGAACACGACGTCGTAGAGACGGCCGATCTCACCGAGCATGAAGTTGCCGGGGGCGGCGTACTTCGTGACCTCGATGAACTCGGGAACGTCGCGCAGACGACGTGACTGGTGCGGGTGCACGAAGCAGACGTAGGTCTCGCCCAGACGCGGGATGTTTCGGGAGGCCAGGGTCTCGACCGAGTCCTTGACAGCCGCGGTCGTGAGGTAGAAGTCACCCGAGACACCGGTGACACCGGCCTTGGTGCCGACCGTACCTGCGTTGTACCAGTCGTTGACGCCCGAGACGCCGGAGCGGTCGTAGCCATAGATCTGGCTTGTGGCGCCACCGAGGGTGTCACGCGACTGGTTGTCGAGGTACTGCGCCATGTTGCGACCGAGGAGACGCGAGGCCGAGGCCATGACGTCGTCGAAGGACGCGTTGAGCAGCAACTCCGAGACAGCAACGGCGTAGCCGTGCTCGGCGACGGTGATCTGGATCTGCTCCGCCGTGAGGGCGCGCGTGGTCATACGCACACCTTCAGTCAGCGGAGTGTTCTCCGGCTGAAGGTTGATGTAGCGCAGGAAGTTGATCTGCAGACCGGGCGCAACTCCGAGTTCCGTCTTCTTCACGGCAAACTGCTCGAAGCGCAGAATGGGCATGGCCTGGAAGAGGATTTCCTTCGACCAGATGACCTGGATGGCCTGCGTCAACTGGCTGTTGGTGCCAGAGTACGCGGTGGGGGCAGCGGCAAGATTGCCGGTGCCGGTAAGAGCGCTAGCCATTCGCTAGTCCTTTCGTAAACGATGGTTTGGGAATTGAACTAGCCGAACAGTCCACGTCCTCGGCTGGAAGCGCTATCACCAAGCAGCCTTTGTCGGTTCTTCATGTAGTCGGCCATCGACATTCCCCGAATGTCATCGGGGGTATACATACGGTTGTCCGGGTCGGTATCCAGTGGTCCGGCTGCAGGTGCCGTCACGCGGCTACCTGCCATGTCTCGGCGAGCAGACTGCATGGCCTGCTGCGCCGATTCCAGGATACGCTCAGAGCGCTCCCGAAGACTGTTAATGCTTGCGTCAATCTCCTCAAGTGAGGATCCGTCAACCAAGTCCAGAAGTTCGGGGATGATCGCATCCCGCTCCTGCTCGACGCGCTGCTGACGGTACGACTGCAGTTCCTGGAATCGCTTCTCGGTTTCAAGAAGCGCGAACGCGCGCTCGCGCTCCAGCCTTTCGGCCTCCAACTGCGCAGTGAACTCCTGCTCCTTCTTAGAGAGAAGGTCGCGGACCTCCATCTCCTCCTCAGCCTTGCGGCGAGCCTCGGCCTCAGCCTGGGCAACTGCGGAGGCCTCCTCGACCTCGCGCTGCTCCTTTTCGCGCTTAAGGGCGGAAATCTCTTCCTTCATGCGCTCCAACTGTGGGTAAACCTTCGACTTCTCCTGTTCGCGGACGCGTGCAAGATCCTCGGCGGTGAAAACCTCGAACTCAGGGGAGTTTGTGGTGGGAGCAACTGTCTCGACCACCACGGCACTTGCGGTATTGACGGCAGTGGGCTCCGGCGCGTTGCCAACAGCCTCCGTAGCACCGTCTTGGAACGTCTGGTCTACTGACATATTAGTAACATCCTTTGGCTTGTCGTCCGTGTGCCCGTAGGCGTGACTCAACTGATTGCACGACGTACGTGCACTTAGGTACAGACAACATCAGGCGAAATGTGTTGTCTCGGTAAAGTGTCGGAGGATTTAGGAGTCAGGGTCAGTGGCGCGGTGCTGGGGGATCTTGGTCCCGTAGGTGTCCACCACCAACTGCTCGCGGATCTGCTGCTCACCAACCAACTCGCCGAGGGTGCTGGAGTCCGGCATTCCGTCTGCGGGAACCCCGTCGCCGATGACGTTTCCGTCTCCAGTCATCATGGGATCCAAAGGAGTTGCCATCCCGTCAGGCCCGGGCATCATGCCCGTAAGGTCCATGATCTGCTTACTGAGTTCAGTCTTCAGTAGAGTCAAAGAGGCCTCGGCTTTTGCATCTTCCATGAGTTCAGAACGAATCTCGGCCAACTTCTCCTCAGGGAACTCCTCGCCGAGGGTCCTCAGCGCGCCTTCCTTACTTTCCAGACCCATGCCCATCTTCATGGAGACCTCATTGAGGACAACCAGTTGGTCCAGCGGCAGCGGCGGCGGGAAATGCGTGAAGGTCGTATACGTGATCGGATCCTGTGGGTTCAGCACGTCCAACTGAGTGGGCTTAATCGGCCCGTTACGGGTCGGGTCGTAGACGAGCAGTTCCGGCTCTTTGATTGCAATCGTGAGCAGAACCAGTTCGTTGATCTTCTGTACTCCGGTCCCATACTGGGCTGTCTTCTGGGAGTACCGGTTCATGAGTGGCTGGTACTGGATGGAGAGCGCTACACCGGAAGTGTTTGAGATCGGCTGCACCTGGCCCAGAGCAGTCTCCGGGATACCCATGATTTCGTGCATCGAACGCTTGAGCACCTCCAGGTACTCAAGGGCTCCCTTTACCCCGTTCCCGCCGCCCTCCAGGTTGAAGACCTGTGAGTCCTTGGGAAGGCCACCCCACACCTTCTTGGGGCCCTTCTCCAACTGCGATGCCTTGGCACCCACGATGACGGTTACGGGAGCAGCGTGGTAGTTGATGATGTCGGCGACATCGGTAGCGATCTCGTTGTACTGCCGATTGATAGCGATGATGTCGTGGGCGTCTGATAGCCCCCACGGAGATCCTGACACCGGAATGTTTGGGATATGGACGACCGGAATAGTCCCCAGGGGGTTAGGTCGGGAGTCGATCAACTCGTCGTTGATGTACTCCTCGATGGAGTCGTCGGTAAGGATTTCGGTGTACGTGAAGACCTGACGAGTTCCCTCAAGGCTCGTTCCCCAGTACCGGTACTTCAATTTGAAACGGAGCAGTCGATCTCGGTCGTGAGGATGGAACTCCGGAAAGCAGAACGACGCATTGAGCGGAAGAATCCTGACGCGGCCGGGATGGCGACGACCTGCGGAGTCCACCCACGGTTCTTCGTAGGCGACCTTGACGAAGCAGTCTCCAGATACGGCGCCCTGCTGGCCCATCTCCAGAAGGATCTTCTCTTTGTCATTGTCTTGCTGCCAGACCCGCTCAAGGATGTCGGGAATGAGAGCCTCAGTCGCCTTGGGAGACCGGAAGGAAATGCCGCGACCGAACGTGAACCGGTTGAGGTAGTCGACCATGGTGCGGTAGTAGTTCAAGACCACCTGAGGCTCACCGGCCTCACGCTTGTACGCGTAGTGATGGCCCAGGTACATCGCCCAGTTCAGCGAGTAGCGATTCAGGCGTGGGCCGTGTACCTCGAATTCCTCGTCAGCCAGTTCGACGAGTCCCAGGGGACTGATCGAGATCGTGAGGTCAGACGATGCCGCCCGGTACGAGGGAGGTGAGAAATCTACAGTGCCGAGCGCCACGTAGACTCCTTCTCACTCAAGACCGTCTGGTGCGCGAAGTCAGTCATCGTCGTCCTTGCGGGAAGTCTTCTTCGCGGTTTTGTTGCGGTCGCTGGCATCTTTGGCACGCTTCTTGGCGGCGGTCACCGACTTCGCGTCGGCGAACTGCCCTCCGTGATGGACGTACTGCTGATGTACCCAGCGCCCGGCCGGGATAGAAGGCCATTTGCGGAACTTGCCCTTCGCCTGAATGACAAGGCTGTTCCACAGACGCTGGTTAAGGGGAACCTGTGACATCAGCAGTACCTCGCATCGACTGTTCCGTAATCTTCTCGGAACCTATCCCGATTGCGGTGCTGTGTAAGCGCTAGTCCTCGACGACCGTCGGATTCAGACGGTTGTACCGACCACCGCTCCGGATGTCCATCTCGAAGCGAAGTTCGCCCGCATTGGTGAACGCGCCATGAGCGAAGTTTCCGAGGAAGGTCGGTGCCTCGATCCAGGCCGCCGATCCGACGTGGGCACGCTGGGCCATCGTCTCTTCGGGGTACTTCTCGAAGACGTTTGCGTTGCGGTTGGGGCGACCCGGGGCAGAGATGTAGCCCTGCATCGCGCCCTTGGCGAACTCCGTGGGGACGTCGGTATCGGTGCCGACGCCCTCCTGGAAGCGCAGCGGCCCGCGCTCGCCGGGAGCACCCGGGGAGAACTTGCGGTCGTACATCTGCGGCGCGCGCTCCGGGAACATGGGGGCCGGGCCGATGGTGGGAACGGACATTCAGACTCCTAAGGTTGAGGTACCTCAGTCCTAATGCTGAGGCCTCTCGGGCGAGATGTCAGGATGAACGGCGTCCTCAACTTCTTTGGTCAGGACCCGCAGTTGCTGGATCTCCATTCGGAGTTCCTTGACGATCAGGTGTAGATCGCGGTTCTCATTACGGAGGGCCTCGATCTCTTGTCGGGCCTCTTCGAGTTCCTTACGAACCTCCGTAAGGACGTCCGCAATCGCGTCCACGGCCGCACCGGCGCTGTTGACGACGTTGGAGTGCACGTCTGACTTCTGCTTTGGGCGGGTCGTGAAGTAAGTGGCTAGCGCAGCAATGGGTGCTGCTAGCAGTCCTACCGCGGCAACAAGGAGCGACGTATCCACAGTAATGGTTTCCATGGCGGGTACCTGAGGATCGACTAGTCGGCGTTAATGCCGAAGCGAGGGTCCTTAGGGTCGAGTGCCGAGATGATGATCGGAAGAACTGAGGCGATTCCTGCGGAGACCCATGTGCGAAGGTCCGTGGCGTCCACCGAGAAGACGTCTGCGCCGTCTGCGAGAAACAGACCCAAAACGACAGCGAGGAAGACCTTGGCATATGACCAGGCCATCCGGGCCCAAGGGGAATCAAGACTCATGCGAACCTCCTGTCGGTTCCTCTATTGTCGGAGAGGTGCTACCGATGCGTCACTGCAAACTCACGCAAAGAACGGGTTCTCCGAAACCTCTACGTTGGGAAGAGTCAGATCTGCAGTCAGGCTGCACGCAATGGCCAGTGAGTCCACGAAGTCGTCGTGTGCGTGTGCCTCGTCGGGGGCAGCCACCAACATGTTGGGACCTTTGAAGTTGACCTCAGCATCCGTCATCTGTTGGTAGAACCTCTTCCATGCGCGAAGGCGACGTGTCTTCGCGTGCGAAGGCCAGCCCACAAGGCGCCGCTGCATGAGTGCCTGAAGGTGTTTCCAACGTTTCGACTGCTCGCTGGGGCTTGACGTGAGAGAGATGACCTCGGCCCGCGGAAGAAGAATCTTTAGTCGCTGCGCGACCGCGTCGCCGACTCCGTTCGCGTCTACACCCACAGCCAGAATGTCGTAGTTGGATAGGAAGTTCGTGATTTGGAAGTACTGATCCTCCCAGTCATCTCCCTGTATCTCTAGCCAGTTAAGAACTCGGTGGTCGAAGTACCCAAACTCATCAGGGCGATCCCAGTCAACCCAGACAACGGTTACGACCGTTGAGTCGGTCTTGCGAGCCGGGTCGATACCGACGACGACCGGGGACCTGAACCATGACTTCACGGTCTCCTGAGAGGTATCCCCGAGGTCATCCATGAGACTGGATGTGACGAACATGCCGCGTTCGAGAAGCCACTTGCAGTTGTAGGACATTTGGAACTCGTCTGAGTCCTCACCGATGCGGAGCATCTCCTTGCGGATGAACTTGGCGTAGTTCTCGTTGTACTTTGAGACGTCTCGCCAGTTCCATTCGAAGTGGTTCTGCCGCGCAGCCCTTCCAGTTTGACGGCGGCGGTTGAGTTGAATGGACCGGTAGAAGTTGTTCTTCGACGTGGTTGGTGTACCTGTTTTGACGAAAGTACCGGCGTAGTACGCCAGCATGGGCGCGATGGACTTGACGACCACGAAGTCGTCGGCTTCCTGACACTCGTCGACCACCACCAGGTGGAAGGACTTTGACTCGATCTTGGCCCGAGGGTTCGCGGTCATCATCGTGAGGGTCGAGCCCGACTTCTTGAGGCGGATCGACTTGGTGACCCCGGGTACGCGCCCCGTTTCGTCATCGATCTCCGGATCACCCAGGATCTCCAAGGCTCTCTCGGAGGTCAGTCGCGTCACGGTACGGCCGAAGAGTGTCTCGGCCTGCCCCTCGGTTGGCGCGAAAAGGCCCACCCAGAATCCGTCCTTGAACTTGCCGAGAAGGTCCGGGTAGATCTGTGCCAGACGGGGCAGCAAGACCATGAGCGTGGCCACAGTGTTGGCGATGGTCTCGGACTTGCCGGACTGGCGGGCTGCGAGACCGGTGATCTCTTCTCCGTCCCCGATGATGACGGACTCGATGATGCGCCGGGAGAGTGGTTCTTGATAGGGGTGTAGAGAGTGCCCGACCAGGACCTCCATGAACTGCATCGTTCGATCGACCAGTTGGTCAACGAAGTCCTTGGACAGTTCGTCTAGAGCCTCCTCAGAGGACTCCTGGTCCAGGGTCTCTTCGAGGGCTTCGTCTTCGAGGTCGTTTGTCATATCCGTCCGGATGGTGGTCGAGGTGAAGGCCCTCCTAGCCTTCGCCATCCGGGCGGGACTGTCAGTACAAACTACCGGCCTAGCGCGCCGTACACCTGGCTGTGGGCGACTCCGTAGACCTTGGAAATCGAAACCGGGCTGAGATGTCCAACCTTGTTGAGGACCCGCCACTCATCGGTTCGGGACTCGGTAGGCGTGGCCACCGGCTCTTCCATGCACCACGACGAGCAGTAGACTTTGTTTCGGAGCGCTACCAGCCCGTCTGTCCAACCGATGGTCCTGCGGCAAGAGGCGCATCTGACGCCTAGCGGTTGCGGGGCCCGATTCGGCTTGGCGGTACCCACTACAGCCCCTCGCTTCGGGCGATATCCGTGAGCCCGTTGATGAGCGAGAAGATGGTGTCGGAGTTGAGAGGAAACCAATATCCGCGTCCGTACTCATCAAGGCTGGGGATGTAATCACGAAGTTCGATCACGCGTACGCCTTCCACCTCCACGATACGGACCCGGCACTCCAGATCTGTCGCTTTCGCGATCGTTTGAACAACCCGGGCCGATGCTGGATTCTTTGCCATCACATGCTTCCGTCTCGTAGTCGGTATGTTGCTGTTGTGACGAATGCAGACTACCTCACCGCGGGTTCATAGTACAACACCCCTCGCGGGGTACTGACGGGGCCACACTGAGTACCCACCCGTTTACCCAGCCGCCTACGAGAATTCATGACCGCTTATTCTCACTCGTCAGTCTTGCTGCCGGTCAAGTAGTAGGTTCTGCGGACAGTCTTCACCCACCATCGTTTCGGGGGAAACACATGTCGATGCTTTGTTCTTTCAGCCCGCTGGACCGTGGGTACGACACCACGGGTACTGACAGCGACGGCAATGTCCACTTTGCCATTGAGGCTACGTCGTGCGTGACGCCTGATCAAAGGACATTCATTCAGGTGGACTGCTTATGCGGTAGAAGCGGCGCCGACGAGGCCCTACACAACGAGACGCAGGCCGTCACGACGGTACGCGTCTGGCGAACTGCACACCGGGGCATATTGCCCGATTAGCCTCGGCGGCGCGCCAGTTCTGTGGTCGCGGCCAGCAAGACCTGGGCGGCGGTGTGGGCATCTTTCAAGAAGACGTCTTGGGGGTCGCGTAGGTACGCCGTGAGGCTGCGCCCGGCGGCGTACAGGGCCTGGTCAGACCAGGCCACGATGTCCTCCTGGGTCATCTTGGAAACCCTGCGGTGCACCTTCTCGGGAATCTCCGCCTCAAGAGCCTTACGCCTGAACATCTATCTCTCTCCATCCAATGGCGCCCCGCAGGGCGGTCTCTTCGTCCTGCTGCTCGGTCCAGCGACCCAACACCACGGCCCGCGTGGACAGCGGGACCCGGAAGACCAAGGACGCCCCGGCTCTGTACGGGTACTCGATCTCTGTGGTCTGCCCGCGGTCTACTAGTGGGAACCTGCGAGTGGGATACCGCATTCCGTGGACGAAGGTCTTCTTTCCGATGTCGTGAACCTCGGGCACTACTTCCTGGCCTTTCTGGGCTTCTTGCTCTTGGTGGGGTTGATGCGGGCCGCGCTACGGTCTGTCTGTCCGGTCAGTTGTCCGTCGTAGACCCACTGCCCGGTCCTGGCGATCCGGTAGAGGCCCTCGCGGGCCGCCATGCTGGCGCTCGCCATACTGGCGGTGCCTCGGGGCTTGGCGTCCAGCACCGCGAAAATGTAGCGGCCCTTCGAGTGGTTGACCTTGAAGGACGCCCATTCGCCCTCGGAGACGTCGTAGTAGTTGTAGAACGTTCCGTCTCGGAAAACCACAGTCAAGACTTTGCGGGAGCCGTCGTAGCCTGCGGCAACGGTGCGGGGCCTCTCCGGGTTGATGCTTGACGTTGGGATGAGCGTGATCGGCGCCGGTTCACGACCCGACCCAGAAACGACGGGCCCTCCGGTGGGTTGGCCAGTGTCCGGATCAATTACCGTCGTGGCGAGGTTCGCGTAGTTATAGCCGGACTGGTCGTAGTCGAAGTACTCGTCCCAGGTGCCGCCCGTGGTGTCGGAGTCTCCGAACGCGCCCTGCGCGGTCTTGAACTCTGCGGTCTGCGCCGCGACCGGCAGACCAGCGAAGGGGGACACCACACGGGTGCGGTCCATCAGTGACGCCGCGGCGACAGCATCGTCTACCGTCATGGCGTAGCCGCCACGGCCGCTGGCGATTCTCTTGGGCACTGCTGTGGGGTCCAACCGTGCCTCGTAGTTACGGCGGATGGACATCTCCTGAGCCGACGGCAGCCGCACTGAGTTCTTGCGACTGACCCCGTCGGGGTTCACGCGAGCCATCAGGTTTCCTCGCCGGGGCAGTGGTGTGATGCGGCCTCGGTGTCCTCGATAACGGATCCGCAGGAGGTGCACCGCAGGTACGTCGGAACGCGGTAGCCGTTCTGCGCGGTGGCTCGGGGGTCAGGGTCGTTGGGCTCCACGGGCTCCACAGGATTGGGGGCCATGACCTCGCTGGGCCAGGGACCTCTCGGCTGATGGGCCGTAGTGGGAATGGCGTGCCCCTGAACCGCTGGCCGCCGAATGACTCGCACGACGCCTACTCTTCGGTGCTGTCTGCCTCAGGCTCGTCTTGAACCTCCGGCTCCGGCTGCGATGCTTCCTCGGCCGCGGCCTCGACCTCCTTGGGAGCAGACCGACGGCGGCGAGGCTTCAGGCTGGACAGGGCCGCGTCACGCTTCTCGGCGAAAGCCTCGGTGGTGGGCAGTGACCCCGCCTTGGCGGCCTGCTTGAGGAACGAGGGCAGGTGCGCGCTGCAGTATGGCGTGGGCGCAAGTGGCTTCGGGTCGTAAATGTAGACCGCGGGGGAATCGCAGTTGGCGCAGTTCATCGAGAACCTCCTCTGTCACGCCAACGTACTTCAGGACGGATTTTCATAGTGGCTATACGCGTCGCGATCGTTGGTGGTCTACGGCGTGGAAAGACCTTCCAACGGCGACTGGCGGCCAACAGTGTCAGTCTTCACGCTTTGAACGGTTGATGGCATTCCTAGTCTTGGTAGAACGGTCCCTGTCACGCTTGGTTCGGCGGTCTCCGAACTTCTGCACCTTCTGGTTCAGTTGATAGACCCCAGGGGCCCCTTTACCGAACTCGAAGTCAGGACGGCTGGCTTTGCCCATCACGTCTCCGCACGCTGGATCGGGTCGTCATGCTGGGGCTGGACTCGATGTTCGACCGAGAACGACGCACGACCTCGGGGGCGTACGCCACGGCCTCCGGGTGGTCGAGGAGACCCACCAGTTTGGTGTAGTAACTGGTAGCGCTCAGCCCCAACTCGGTGCGGATGGCCTCGTCGCGGTGCCCGACCTTGGTCCAGGACTGTCGACCGAAGTCCAAGATGCTCTTCTCGTAGTCCGTCAGAGGTGGCCGGGAGGATCGGTCTGCGGAGTCTTCGAAGTCTCCGCGGTTTCTCATGGCTTGACCTTGCCGAACATCCGCCGCTGCGTGTTTTCGGAGAAGGCTCCGTGCGCGTTCTTCCAGCCCTGCCCCCGCTGGAACATCCTGACAGCGTCCTCCGGGTATCCCTGATCACCCGCGGGCAGAACGTCCTTGTTGTAGAAGCCGAGGTCGTGCAGGCGGCATGTCACGCGCCAGGCAGCCTTGTTCTTGAGGCCCTCCAGGCGGGCCTTCTCGACCGCGCTCTGGGTTGGTACGGTGCCGTCCCAGATCTCGTCGGACTTGAGGAATTTCTTTGTCGTGGCCCTCCAGTAGGGCGCGTTGTAGTTCTGGACCGCGCTGCTTCCTGGGTACTCACGCCAGGCACCGTCAAGGGTGTCGTTCTTTCGACCCACGCAGGGGCTGGGACCCGTGGGGTTCCAGCCATGACACCCGTCGGTGTAGCACTTGTGAGTGCCGATGGCCTTGTCTACGTCCCAACCACAGAGATCAGCCAGTGCAGCGAGCGTCCTCCCCGTGTTCTCGATCTGGTAGTCCGTCAGAGAATCCGTACGGACACCCTTGTCGTCGATCTCGATCCCGAACAGCCGAGTCTGACCAAGGAATCCACGCGATGGGATTCCGAGTGCGGGGACTGGGCCGCCGTCGCCACAGTGGTAGGCGCTACCGGCGCTAAGGAGGTACGTCTCTCCCGGAGCCTTGCCGACAAGAAGATTGCAGACCGGCTTGTCGTACGCAGTGACCGCCCAGTAGAGAACACCGTTGATGTTGCCAGGACGGGAATTGGGATTGGCTGTGTGATGAACGACGGCGCCGGTCAAGCCGGGAGAGCCATCAGGACCTGACCACGGACGACCGATGGTGTCCCATGCTTTGTAGGTCTGAAGATCAACGCCGTAGTCACGGAGCGCGGCCAGCATCTGTGACGGGCTTGGATTCAGTGTGCTCATGCGCTTGCTCCGCTGTCGGCGTCCCGCACGTCCTGTGGATCTGGGTCGGCGACGACTGTGTCGGCTGTGAAGGCGCCCCTGAGGACGTTCCAGCCTCCGTGTGTAGTGAGTTGCTCGTTGGACATGACGTCAGCGAGGTCTTGTCCACCACCGGATCCCAACATCCGCTTGGTTGTGGGTGTGGCTTTCCGAGTTTTCGGATCTACCGGCATCAGGGCACCTCCGGGTGATGTCTCCCTACTCAGGGTGCCGTACGTTTGAAGACCCGTCCCAGCAAAGTTCGTGCTGTACTCCCACAAGCGCAGTCCTTCTTGGCGCTCACCACTTCACCTTGTTGGCCCAGTAGGCCGCGCTCATCTTGCCCTTAGCGATGTTGTCGGCATGGCGAGCCTTGAACGACTCGCGGCGGTTTCGGTAGGACTCTGACTCACCGTCCTTCTTCGGAGATCCCTTAGTGCCCTGCTCTCCGAAACGGATCAACTTGACCTGGTCGCCTTCCTTGGCGACTACGGCGTGAGACTTCGTCGGATGGTCGGGGGTCTTGACTGGCTTGTTGTAGCCCGATGCGCCGATCTTTGTCAGTCGGGGGTCCTTCTTAGATTCCGCCATCACTTGGCCCTTCGCTTGTTCTCCTTGCCGATGTTCTCTTTACGAGATACCGCCCGGAGATTCTTGTTTGAGTCGTTGTTCTTGTTGTTGTCCTTATGGTCGACGTGTGTCGATTTCGGCAAGTTCTTGCCGGTTTTGGACTCGTAATCGGCTCTGGCCTTGTTGGTAGACGTAGTAGAGCCGTCTGATTTCCTAATCACGTATATCTTGCGGCCGTCATTCTGCTTTGAACCCTTGTACGGTCCGTAGACCTTGGAGCCGTCGGCACGCTTCTTGGGCTCAGGCATATCCCCACCAGTGCTGGCCGGGATTCTCGTACGTGAAGATCGACGGGCCGGTCTGGTTGAGAGACCTGGCGCGGTGTCGCGAGATGGGCACAGTGCCCGTAGCACCGAAGAATTCGAACTCGCTGCGTCGCATCTCAGGCCTTCGGCGCCTTCGGGGCACGGGGCTTTTTGGCCCCCTGTGCAGGTGCCGCCTTCTTAGCCGCTGCCCGCTTGGCCGGGGCAGTTGACCCCGAGACCGACGTCGGAGAGGCTGAGACGGGCTTGCTGGGGCCGCTGCTTCCGGCCGCGTGGTCGTAGTTCTCTCGCGTCAACTTCGCGTCGAGCCTCTTGCTCGATCGTGCCTGCTTACCGCGCTCGCGCTCCATGCGGACTTCGTGTTCGCGATCGGCGGACCTGTTGCTCATCTCGAAGGTTCGCTGTGCCAGACGCTGCTGGCCTTCACCCTCAAACTTCCTGTCCTGCATCGACCGCTCATGATCGAACCGATTCTGGTCACGATTGGCGTTTTCGAATGCCTGGGCATGGAAGAGTTCCATGTTGTAGGCGTGCTGCTGAGCGGAACGCTCCACAGCGCTGGAATGCTCGGTGTTGATGCGGACCTGCTCCCGACGGCGGTCATCCATACCGTCGAACAACTTCCGCAGGGGCTTGACGAGATCGAAGCCGCCGTTGCTGTAACCGCCGCCTAATGCACCAGACATGGAACCTCCTGCAACCATGGTGGCTGCAGAAGGGCCCCACGTCAGGCCTTACGTACCGGGGGCAACTGGATCTCCAGCATGTTCTCGTACAGGGTCACATACGGGGCAAGCACGTACCCGCTGCTGGTCAGCCGCAGCGCGTAGAATGTGAAGGACCAGCCTACAGACACTTCTTGGGGAACTGCGCGTAGTATCGTTCAAAGGGAATGACGATCCAGTTCTGGTGATGCCAACTCGACCATCCTCCGTACGCCGAGAAGTCGTACGACACCTGTCCCTTATGGACTCGAAGGCCCCAGGGCTGCCAGTTCATATCGCGGACCATCTTGCGCATGGCGGTGAAACTCTGAACCGGGTCGTAGATGTTGTCGGGCCAGTACTTGGTCCCGCTCCAGGATGGCGAATTTAGTTGGACTATCCCGAGGTCCGGATACGTGTTCTCGTTCGGGTTTCCATTGGACTCTCTTTGCGCAATCGCCCACGCTACGCGAACTGAGGCGCCCTTGATTCCGGCCTCACGGATCCAGGCGACCACTTGGTCCTTGCAGCGGTTCTTCTCGGTCTTCTTGCGTTCGTTCTCCTTTACGGTCTCCTGGATCTGCAGTACTTGTGCCTTTGGGGCCTCTACTGCGGGTGCCGAATACAGGGAGGAGGCAGCAATGACCGCCGCAACAAGGGATGACAGCAAGGAATCGCCTTTCGTAGGGGGCAGGACAGGGGCCTCGATCGGGGGGTCAGAACTCGTCGTCGCCCCAGTCGATGTCCTCGTAGTCGCGGAGGATGAACAGCGCGAGGGTTCCCACACACCAGCCGACGACTGCTCCCGTGACGGCGAGGATCCCCATACCCACGAAGGCCCATGGACTCATCCCGACAGTGTACTAGAAACTGCGGGTCAAACAGACGGACCGGCGTGTCCGTTTACGTTTACAGGTAGCGCGAGAAGATCGCGTCAATCTCGTCGCGATGCGACGGCGACATGGCACGCGAGCGCTGGAAGTCCCATTCCTCTCTAAGGGAGCGATAGCGGGACTTGGCACGGAATCTATTGAGGATGCTTCGCATACATCGAGGGTGTCACTCCACCACACGCAGCGTCACCTGAAGGTCTGTGAGGTCTCCCACTAGTTCCGCTTCCCCGGTTGCTGACGTGGAAGGACTCGAACCTTCAACCGTCCGGTTAACAGCCGGATACTCTGCCAGTTGAGTTACACGCCATCAGTCGTCGTCTGACCAGTCTCCATACAGGATGGTCCAGATGTCATCGTCCATGGACTCACGGTAACGACTTCTTCTCCCGTGCGAGGGCTCTACTCCAGGTCCATCGCAGGACGATCTGCGTCCCGTAGAAGACAACCGCAAAGACCACCAGGTAGGCCGCAATGATCACGTTTGCGCGGCCCACCCGGTGGTCCCTGGGTAGCGGGTTAGATAAACGAACTCTCGGTAGACGTGAGAGGCCCGAAGGGCCGCTCGCGAAGTTCCGCCGCACGCCGTAAGGCGACAATGGAGCCGTTTAAGACTGTGTTGACTACGGGGTGTGCGCGAACCTGACCAGGGCCACGACCTTGCTGTTGTAGCCGCCGCTGGGGTTGATGACCGTTCCGGCCGCCGGGGTCTGGGTCTTGATCGTGCCGTTGTTGCCAGCGGTGGCACCGGCAGCGTTGTTGGCAGTCGTGACCGCACCCTTGGTGAGTCCAGCAGCCGTCAGTGCTGTCGTCGCTGCGGCCTCGGTCATGCCGACCACGTTGGGAACCGTGATGTCGTCCCAGGTGCCGGTGTTGTTGTTCACGAAGCCGGGGTAGCCGCTCCAACCGGAGGACACGATGTTGTGGTTATCGAGGTCCGGGTCAAGGGGCGTCACTCGGTCGTCGTTGGGCTGCATGGGCATGTTGCCCCACACGTAATCGACGGCGACGTTACCTGCGTCATCACGGGCCATTGTCTGTCTCCTCAGTTCGGCTTGCTTTCATGATCGACAATGGGCGCCTCGATGTCAGTGTCAAGTGACCACGTCTCTAGTAGGACACTGTTCTTGGCGACTAGTGCATCCATGTGCCGCCTTGCGTGATGGCCGCAGAGGTAGATGTTCTTGCCCGAGGACAGCGTGACCTCGAACTGCGACATCGCCGGGCAGCCGTCGCAGCGTTCCTTGTTCATTATGTGGAAGTCACCTCAGCCCCCGCCAGCGGATGGGCTGGTAGGCCTCCTGGTTGACCCAGCCCTCTTCACCTGTACCGAAGATCTTCTGATCGAGGGTGGGCTGGTACTCGGTGTGTCTCATGATCCGGGTAGGTACCTTCTGGCGGCGAAGTTCAAGGACCGTCTCCCGGGCGGAGGTCCCATCGAGATCTCCAAGGCTGTCCCTAAAGACGGTTGCCCTCTTCACCTGGCTGAGGGGAATCGGCCCTCCGTGGACCTGGACCTCGCGGTACTCCTCGTCCGGATGGTGATCTCCATAACGGTGGTAGATGCTGAGGTCGTCGACGTCATCTTTGGTGTAGTTGCGCTCGTCGTAGGAGCCCGTCCAGGAGTCGAAGTTGTTCAGCGAGTCGCCGGGAGTGGTGGTCACTCGCCGGTCTCCAGTGTGGAGATCAAAGGTCACATCTCCGTACACGCTCGGATGTTCGCTGGACTTGCTGCGCAGACTTCCGTAAATGGGTCGCTCCTCATGGGGAGCGTCCCGGGGGATGTCGAACAGGCCTGCTTCCACGCCACGGCGGTTGCGTTCGTAGGCTCCGCCCATTCCGCCGTACAGGGTGGCGCCGGGGGCGAAGCCGTTCATGATGTGACCGCTGTGGGACACCCGACGAGCGCCGATGTGCGGCATGCTCACGGAGACTTCCTGGTCCTCAGCGGGGCCTGCGGACCGGGCCTGCGCACGCTGGGATCCGGCCCGCATCATCTGGCCCGCGTAGCGGTCGAAGTCTGCCCCCAGAGACGGCTGCTTCCATTGCCCGAACTGCGACGAACTGCCGTGCGAGTACCGCTCTTCGTTCATGACTACTATGGTGCAGGTTGTAGTTACAGATGAACTGCCTAAGTGGGCGGCGTGCACCCGCAGTCGCGCTGCAGTGCGCCCTTGAATGCTTCGTGGGCTTCGTGAAGTGCCGTTAGGATGTCTTTGTCTCTCCAGAGATCTTTTGGGACCTGGATCGGCGATAACGACGGTGTTGTGTCGCTGCGCAACTCCCCCCAACGAACCACGAAGACGCGGCCTGTCAGCGGCAATCGCCTACCGACGTCGTCGAGTGCTTCCTGCGGGCCCTGGATAAGGTTCGTGAAGTCCACAAATGTCCACTCTGCTTGCGTCTGTGCACGCAGGAGAGACCGGTAGTGTCGTAGGTATCCGGCAACTTCGTCTTCTGCGTGACTCGTAGTTCCCTGAAACCGGAGGAAACTCTCTGCGGCCTCACGGGGACATCTCACCGGGGACAGCACGCGAATACCGCTGCCCGCGCAGGTCTGTACATTCTGAATAGAATGCTTGATTTCAGTACCGTCCGGTAGGACGTTTCCGGGCTCGATGACCCGCGTCTCGTCGGGATACCTGAGCCTGATTGCCGACGCCAAGAATATGTTTCCGCAACGGGGTGGCCCCATCACGACGACGGAGGTGCTACCGGATGACATTCCTGGTCATCTCGGGATTCAGTGTCTCGATGGGTTCGTGCTCTGTGCTTTCTTTGTCGAACGCGAGGAGCGCGCTCGACATGGCCCGCATCAGGGCGGCCAAGAACCCCTCGTTGTGGCTCACGGAGTCATCTCCACGTCGTCTGGCTTGACGAGAATCGCTACCTCTGCTCCGTCCTTAGGACGCTTGTAGTGTCCCGACCAGTTTCCCGGGAGATAGTCCCCGACGAGAAGTAGTCCGGAGTCACGAATCATGCGATCCAGTGCCTGCCGCGTGTACGCGACGGACCCGGACCGGAGCCTGGCGTCATCGACGTAGCATCCCTCGGAGTGCTCAATCTCAAAAGTCATCGGCTGATGCTTGGTGCGCTTTGGCCAGATGTACTGCTGTTCGTGAACTCTGCGAAGTTCGCGCGCCGATGCGATTACGTCATCCGAGTACACAAAGACAGAGGCGTACACCAGTCCCCCAGGCCGCAGAACTCTAAAGATCTCGCGCAAGTAGTGAGATACCTCGTCCTCAAACAGGTGCGTAAAGACTGAGTAAACAATCACTTTGTCAATACTTGAGTCTTCGCACGGGATTGCAAAATCAGTCGTCTTCTTGCTTCCAAGAGGGTTGTACAATTCGTGGTAGGCGTCAAAGTGCGCAAACTTGAATCGGGGGTCGCTCTTTGTCAAGTTCTTGGTGCACCACGCAATGGAGTCCTGCATGACGTCGATACCCAGGTACGAGTAAACCTGACGAGGACTCATCAGTTGGATTGCGTCTTTACCGATTCCGCAACCGATCTCCAAGACGTCGTGGGACTCGCTGAGTGATAGGAATCTCTTGTAGTTGGCAACATGAGATCTACCGGCTGACTCGAAGCCGCCAAAATCGGTTCCCGTGAGAAACAGCAGGTGGCCCGGCATTCGGTAACCCCTGAAATCGTACGACTTCCACGTTCGTGGAATCCTCAAGGTATCTCCGGACTCCAGCCTCACGTTTACCTGGCCATCAAAAGTGACGGCGCAGGCCACAGTCTCATCCACCACCTCAAGGTGATCGCCGTCCCGGAACTCGAAGTCCCGGTACTCCTCCAGCGGGACTGAGGCAACAACGGCACCGTCACGAATTACGAGTATCACGACTTCCAGACCTTGCCCTCTGGAAAAGCCTTCGCAGGGTGGTAGTACTCGTCCCACATCTCGCCCTTACTGGGAAGACGTCGACCCGGGAAGCGGGGGCTGTTGTCGCTGCTGCGACCGCTCTTCTTTCGGTACATCGTCACCGGAACGTGCGAAACGCCTTCCAGTGCGGCAGCGGCCAGGCGGTGGTTCCCTTCCCCTACGAAGGCATTGCCATCGCCCTTGACGTCCTGGTCGACGATCAGGGGATCGACGATTCCCTTACCGGAGCGGATGTCTTCGCGAATCTTGTTGACGGTGTCCATCGAGCGGATGTTGTTGCCGCGCATCCCTAGCAGGTACTTGGTCTCCACGAAACCGACGTGCTGTGGCCTGATATTCGAGTAGACGGAACCGGCCTCGGGGTTGAGGAGGTTGGGATGAAC